AGACAAGCGACGGCGACGCCGGTGTTCGACGCGTTCGGTCGCATCACCGCTGTCAACCTCACCGACATGGGCTCGGGCTACACGCGCATCCCGAACATCGCGTTCATGGTGCGTAGCGGTGTACCGCCGCGAAAGATCGCGAAGGCGTTCGCCGTCATGGCGAATGGCACGCCGGCGCTCGCGCACGCAACACTCGCTGGACCCGCCGTCAACGCGGTGGTCCTCGACAGCCCCGGTCGTGGCTACGTCAACGTGCCGGATGTCGTTCTCACCGGTGGAGGTGGAACCGGTGCGGCGGCTCACGCACGACTCGAGCTCGATCGCGTCGACGTCTTGTTCCGAGGCGCTGCGTACCCGCAAGTCGGAACGACCGTCGTCTTCACGACGTACTTCAAGAATCTTTTCCCGAACGGACCCGCGCAGGCCGGCCCGTTCTCGCATCTGTTCAAGTCGCTGTTCAATGTCGGTGCGCGAGCGCCGATCATTGCTACGGCGCCCGTTCTGGCCTGATCGACACCTAGGGGATGCACATGTCTGACATCGACGATGACGACCGCCCGCAAAACGAAGACGACCTCGACGAGGACGAGGAAGAGGAAGAGGAAGAAGAGGTAGCGGAAACCGCTCCTGCGCAACCAGCGCCGGCGGCGCCGAATCCTGTTCCTCCCGCCTCGGTCGGTGTCGGAAAGCCTGTCGATCGCAACGGGCAACCAAGAAAGCGCAAGAAAAAGAAGCGCGGCGAGCAAGAACCGCGTGAGGCAAAACCACAAGATCCCGCAAAGCCAAAAGAGGGCGATCTCATGTGGGAGTGGGTCATTGACAAGTGCACCGAGCGGGGCATCTACCCCGGTCACGTCAACATCCGCATCGCACGCATCGATGTTGGGCGCGAGGTGACCGTCGGCAACCTGCAAGGCGACCGCGTTCTTGGCGACGACAACCAGACGGCCGCCGAAGCGCTCTACGAAGCAATCGTCGAGTCCTTTCACATCCCCGCGCAGCTTCGCGGACCGATTCTTTACAATGTGATCTTCTCGATCAAAGGCGACCGCGGCTTCAGTCACCGCGGGCAGATCAATCTGCCTTCAGTCGAAGAGATCAACCGCCGCAGGCAGAGCGAGTGGTACCCCGGTGCGCCGCAAGCGCACCACGGCGGCTACGTTCCTCCGCCGCCGCGCTACTCTCGCAGCGACCGCGATCGCGAAGGGCCACGCGGTTATGGTCGCCGCGATCGTGACGACCGCGATCGCGATTACGACGATCGTGATCGTTATGATGATCGGCGCGATGCACGTCGCGGTGTTGGCGCGCCGCCGCCGGCGACCCATTCACAACCGTACCCGCCGCAATACGGACCGCCGCCGGGCTACTACGACGATCGCTACGATCGTGGCCGCCGACGTGATCGGCTCGAGCGCGAGATCGACGATCTCAAAGACCTCGTGCGCGATTTCATCCGTGGCGGCGGCAATGCCCAACCGCAACAGCAACAAGGACCCGACTTCGCTGCGCTTCAAGCACAAATCCAACATCTCGAAAAGACGTTCGGTGTGAAGTTCACCGTCGCTGGTCTGGGAGCACCTCCCGCACCCGCACAACTTCCGCAACAAGCGCGCGATCCCGAGAGCCAAGAGTTCGAGCAGGTCATCGCTCGAAAGGTCCGAACTGGCGTCGGCAAGCGCATCGATACGCTCCTCGAAGAAATTCTCGATCCTGAAACCGCAGAGAAGAGGCGCGCTAGGCGCCAAGCTGAGGAAGAAGACGAGGAGGACGAAGACAAGCCGGAACAAGACATCGACGTCGTCGATCTACCGGTGCCCTTTCCCGGTACGGAAGTTCCGCTTCGCTATGCGAAGAGCAGAGAGACCGGTGAATTCTCCATTTGGCCAAGCATCGGTCTCAACTTGCCGGTCGTCATGGATCGACACGGCGACAAACTGATCGATCTCCTGTCGCAGTTCGCGAAGGGCGGCTTTGCCGGGCTCGGTGGAAGGCCGCAACCCCCACAACAAATGCCTCCACGGCAGAACGTGAACGGCAGCGGAGTCGGGCACGCGCCTCCACCACCCGCTCACGAGCCGCCACCGCCTCCGCCGAGGGATGACGACGACGATTTCCGGCTCTAGAGGAGATCGAGTACACTCGCGGCATGAGCCGTAAGCGCCGACGACGCAACCCCATCACGGGTTCAGCCAAAGTTCGCTGGAATCCCATCGACACGAAAAAAGTCGTGTGGGCGGTTGGCATCCTCGCCGGCGCCGGCGCCCTCGGCACCATCATCTACTTTGCAACGAAGAAGAAAGAGCCCGAGCTCACGACGAACGAGGCGACACCTCCGACCCCCTCGACGGTCACGCCCGCAAAAGATTCGCACGCCGTAGCACCGACGCGATCGACCCCCCAGGGAGCAGCATCCGAAGCGCCGATGGCGTTCGCGCAGGCTCTTCGCTACTCGCCGCCGCCACTCAATCCTGACACCGGCGATTACTGAGGCGCGCCCGTGCGGCTGCCGCGAATCGTCAACCGTCTTCGCTGGTCGCGCTTGTCGCCGACTGAGAAGAAAGTTGCGATCGGTCTGGGTGCCGCCAGTGTACTTGGTACGATCGTGTACTTCGCTACGCGAAAGAAAGAGCTGACGTTCGCCGAGCTCGCGGCAGCGGTCCCGAACGATCAGCGCATCGCCTACGGAAGCACCATCCACGGACAGATGGTGTTCAACGACGCGATCGGGCGCCTCGCACCGCTTCTCGGACAAATGCTCGAAGGCAACATCATCATCATGCAAGATGCTTCGGCGCTGCGGCGCATCGTCGAGCACCAAGGTGTAAAGGCGTTCAACCTGGCAGTCGGCGCGTTCTATCCCAGCGGCACCTACTCGACGGACGAATTGGCGAATCAAGCGCACTGCCAAACGATCGCAGCGCAGCTCGTGACCTTGCACGACGATTGGCTCTGGCCGTTCGAGCACACCGTGTATCGCGAGCCGGACATCGTGCAGCCGCAAACAGGAGCGCGCTACGCCGGCAATCCGATTCCGGTCGATGATCCGCGGTGGCATGAAGCGCGACAAGTGGCGATCAATGCGAGCGTCAACAAGACGATGCACGCAATGGACTTCGGCACGGCTGTCGACACGTACAAGGCGCTCACCGGCACGCCGAACCCAGCACCGATGGGCTACCTCTACGTGATGAAAGTGCCCGCCGAGACACGCGATGCGCTCGCGCGGCTCGCGCGTGACATGGCGGCGAAGAACAACAAAACGCTTCCGACGGTAGACGCCAACAACAAACCGATCCTCGAGCCGCAACTCACGATCATTCACGCATCAGTCGGTGCGGTGATCGCATCGCAGATGATTGATTTGCTCGAAGGCCCAAACAGCCCGTGCATCCGCAAGCTCACGCCAGAACTCGTCTTCTCGATGTTCGCCGCAACGCTCGGAACGGTGCTTGGACTCGCGTTCGGGCCCGCTTTGTCCGCAGTCAGCGTTGCGGTTCAGATCGTGTCGACGATCAACAAGCTCGCGAACCTCTCGAAGTAGCGATAGGCTCTCGCACATGCCCCTCAGGAGTGGCTCGAGCCGGAAGACCATCAGCTACAACATCCGGAAGCTACGCCACGAGGGCTACCCCCAGAAGCAAGCGGTGGCAATCGCGATGAACAATGCACGAAGACACCCGACGCGGCGCCGACGCGCGCGCGAAAACCCGATCAAGAAGACGACGCTCTACTGGATTCTCGGCGGCGTCGGCGTCGTCGGCGTGGGCGGCCTCATCTACTGGCTCGCAACGCGCAACAAAACGGCCGCGATGCAGGGCGGCGGAGGCGCACCCCTTCCTCCCCCGCAAGGCGGAGGCGGTGGTGGCGGAGGTGGCGGTGGCGGAGGTGGCGGCTCACCGACTCCTGCGGGCCCACCACCGAATCCAGCGAACTACAACGGCGGCGCGAACAACCCGAACTTCGCGAACGACATCAACAAATGGGTGCAAAGCGCGGTCGGCATCCTCAACACAATCAAAATGGGGAGCGAGACGTTCAACGTTCTCTACTCCACGATCCAAGGCGTGATCGCGCAATTCGGCTTCCTGCTCCCGGCCAATCCGCTCCCGGTTTTCTGATCGCCAAACGGCGTGATAGGCTCGTCTCGTGCGTCGACGAAGGCGTAAGCGCAATCCCAGCGACCATTCGTTTCGCGCGATCGCGTGGACGATCGGAATCACCGCGCTCACGGCCGCGACCGGCGCGGTCGTCGTCTGGTACATCAACAAACGGCTCTCGCCGCCTCCGGAAAAACCGGCGATCGACGTCGAAGTCGGCGGTAAAATTCCCGAAGACATCAAGAACTGGTGGGCACGACAGCCGCCGGGATCACAGGTGGCGTGATGCGACGCAAACGACGACGAGCTCGACACAACCCGATCCCGACCTACGCGTATTGGATCGCCGGCGCCGTTGGCGTTTCAGCGGTCGGCGGCCTGATCTATTGGCTCGCTACGCGCAATAAAGCGCCTCAGCTCACCACCCCGAAGAGCACGCCAGCGACATCTTCACCGTCACCGTCGCCGTCGCCTCCGCCCCAAGTACCACCGCAAACCATTCCGTCGTCACCGAGCCCGTCACCATCACCGTCGCCTACTCCACCACCATCGCCGTGGGCGGAAGCGCAGTCTCCAGATGTGGGCATGTGGCGCCTCGCAACGGCAACTCAATTCTCGCAGTAAGAGGGCAATTTGTTCACCGCAGCCGACGACGCAAAATTGGGCGTGAAGGTGGTGCATTCGCGGTACCCCGACGGCGAAGAGGGCATCCAAAAGTCGCTCGCGACGATCTGCCAAAAGATTCGCGACGGCGCACCGACCGCTGCGATGAAGAGCTTTGCAGCAAACGTCATGCGGGAGTACGGACTCCCGACGGGCGCCCGAGCGCAGGGTGCAGCCGCGCTCGATCACATCCGAAAAAACGTGCTCTACGCACCGGACGCGCTCGGGACGGAGCAGATTCAAAGCGCCAACATCACACTTTGCGTAGAAGGTGCACCGATCTGCATTCCATGCGGCGACTGCGATGATCTCGTCACGGCGCTCGGCACCGAGCTCGCTGCGCTCGGGCTCGAGGTCCGCGTCGTGCGCCAGATTTTCGGCGGCGGCCACCAGCAACACGTGCTCATCGAGGTCAAAGACGAGGACGGGATGTGGTTCCCGCTCGATCCTTCGAGCAAGACGATGCCGGCGGGCCAGAAGGTTCCTGCACAAGAAGAGACGTACCACTCACCGTTCGACGACGCGCCGCCGGGCGCGCAGTTCGTCGGCATCGGCGCTCTACCGATGTTCCGAGCTGTCGGGCGTTTCGAGGACGATGGATCACAACAGGTCTGGAAACACGAGCGGTGGGAGCAGATCGGGCTCGGAGCACCGCTCGAACAGGTCGCGGCTTCGTGCTGCTCCGCGTGTGATAAGAAGAAGGAAGACGCGATGACGCATCACGAGCAGCGACCGCACTTCAGCCGACCGAGCAGCGGATTCGGCGCACCGTGGCCGGGCGTGACGGCGTTCGTGCCGCAATGGGCATGGCTCCGGCAGTTCTGGCCCGCGTTCGATGCGCAAAGTCGCTCGTGGGAGGACACGATTCACGCCGCGTACCTGCGCGGCGAGGCAAAGAAGTGGGTCCCGAACGATCCGGTCTCGCGAAGCGATCTCACCGCGTTGATTCTCGCGTCGGCATTCTCGGCTCGAGCCGTCTCCACGATGCCCGACCAGGGTCTCCGCGCATCAGATGCGTTGAACCGCACCTGGTACATCATCGCCGAGAAGCTCGGGTACACGCCCGACACGACGATCGACTCGCTCAAGTCGCGCGTCCAGAAAGAGCAAAACCCAACGACGGCCGCGGCGCAGATCGCTCTCTTCGAGCTCCTCATCATCGTCGTCTACGTTGCAGCGCTCGCGGTCGTGTACTGCTTCGCCATCTACTTCGCGGCGAAGATCATTGACTCGCTACTCGCGCGAATCGTTGCGTTCGCCGAGCTGATCTATCTCCAGATCCAGGTGCAGAAGATCGTCGATCGGCATCTTGCTGATCCGAACCTTCCGTGGACCGACGCTGAAAAGAAGATGCTCGACAACCTCGAAGCATTGCAGCGCGGCGCGCACAACGCGGTGACCGCTGCACCCGCGCTCACACCACCGGGCAGTGACGAAACACCGGCGTGGGTCTGGATCGGTGGCGGTGTCGTGGTCGTCGGCGGCGTGCTCGCGATCGTCTACAGAGACGAGATCAAGCGTTGGCTCAACAGGTCCTCGCACAAACAGCTATCGGCGGGCGAAGCGCGTCGACGCAGGAGAGCAGCATGAATCACGTCGGAGCACTCGCCGCTGTCGCACGAGCACATCCACGCGCAGGGCTCGGTGCCAACCTCCCCGCGGAGATCGTGCAGGGCGTGAAAGAGCTGATCACGCTGCAAACCGACACCACGAAGGCCGAGATCAAGGCCGAGGTCGACAAGAAGGGCGAAGAGGCCAAGACGCGAGCTACCTATGTCGCGTTCGGCTTCGGCGCCGCCGGCGTCGTCGTAGGTGCGCTCATCATGCGCGCGGTGCGATGAGCGAGCAGCCCAAAACTGATTTTGGATCGTGGGCTCCGTTCGCGTGGGCCGCAGTCGTCACAACCACGTTCGGCATCTTTCTCGGCACGCTCTACCTGAAGAAGAAGTCGCAATGAACCCGATCGAACAGCTCGCGCGCGGACTCGGCGCAGGACCCTTCCAGCGAATCCCATCAGCCGGAACGATCGCGCCGCCGCAACCGCGTGTCGGCCCATCACCGATGGCGACTGCGACACCGCCCGTGCTGACGTCGGAGGGAACGAGCCGTCGGATGCGCATGGAGCAAGCCCTACCGACGAACCAATCGTCGGTCGGCTCCAACTATCAGTGGGCGATCTTGAACGTGGCGGCGAACATCGGCGGTCACACGTTCCAGGCTGGCACACGGATCGCGGTCGCACCGTCACAAACGTCGACGAGCGGCGGCGGAAAAGCGCACACGACGTCCATCGTGACGAAAGTTTGGGCCAAATTCGGCCAGACGTTCGACGCCTCAAGCTGGGTCGAGGGCGCGATCTCCTCAAGCTTGTACACGCTCACCGGGCAGACGGCGACGTGGAGCACCTCGACTGGATTTGGCGCGATCGACGAAGGCGCGAAAACCGCAGCGGTTGGCGGACTCGGATTCGCCGGCGGTTTTCTCATCGGTGCGGCCGTCGGCGCGGTTGCGCTCTTGATCGGCGCGGACATCTATTACACACGAAAAGAGCAGAACGAGCGCTACCGACGCGCCGGCTACAGCGGCCGTTGATGTAGACTGCGCTCATGCTCTTGTGCATGGGCAGAGACGTCGCGTTCCTGATGCGCAGCGGCCACGAGTTCGAGGCCAAGCGCAAACGAGACGGCATGTTGTACGACTCGACCGGCAAACACTGGTCGAAAGACAGCCTGCTCATCGCGCCGTTCGAGCAAGGCGAAGACGAGGTCGAGCACGACGGCGCGCGCGACTACTTCGGTTCCGACTACGCGATCTTCCGCGGCGGCATGATCCCACCACCGCGTTCTTTGAAAGATGGCTGGCGCAACCTCGGCGAAGTGAAAGAGATCTACTACGACCGCGCCGGCAAGTACGAAGGGCCGTTCAAGCATGCGTTCAACAGACCGCGCGGAATGTGGCGTCTGATTTTCCCGTTCTCGCGCCGCGCGAAAGGGCCCGCGCTGCTCTACGCGCGCAAAGGTTGCTACCGCGTCGAATTTCCCGAAGGCGCGCTCATCGACACACGCGGAATCGTTTTGCCCTAGCGCTTCTTGCGCGGCCAGAGCGTGTAGACCGCAAGGCTCGTGCTGATCAGCGAACCGATCCCGAAGACGAGTGCTGCCCGACGATACGACGTCGCAGCTTCGTCGTACTTGTTCGCGGAAGACAAAAGAAGCGCGCGAGAATCCGGATCGGCTCGAGGTGCCATGTCGCGAGCAGCATTCGCGTCTTGTGACGCCGCCGATGCCTTCGTGTAGTCGTCGTACGCTTTGTACCCCGTGAGGCTCGCGGCAACGAGACTGCTCACACCGAAGACCCACTTCTCGGCTGCCATGCTCGCGAGAGTAACGCGCAGGCGGTGCAATTTCTATGTGGGCGAACCCGAAGCGCCACCGGCGGCGCCGCCTTGCGCGATGCCCTTGGCCGTATCCGACGTCGGAAGGCTCTTCGGGCGGATGAAGAGAAAGTAGACGGCCGTCCCTACAATTCCGAGGCCGCCAACCACCAAAAGTGCCTTCTTCGTCGACTTCTTCATTCCCTGACACTACCACGGGTGGAAATTGCACCGCATCGCCTGGGACGAAGTCTCTGCGCCAGTGATTGCATCGGTGCCCGATCCGCGCGTACACTCCCCGGTGTGGCCAGCTACAGCGAGATCATGGCAAAGCAGCGTGACGCTGCACCCGATCACGCCGCAGCGTCGCGCAAACGCGTACCGGTCCTTCATGCAGACGAGAGGAAAAAAATGAAGCGCAAGCGACGAGCAACGAAAGCCCAGCTTCGGGCGCTCAAGAAAGCTCGAGCGGCGAAGCGCCGCAAGCACGCCGGCGAGGGCGTCGTCCGTCGCGCGAAGAGCGGCAAGTTCTCGAAGCGCGGCAAACACATTGCCGGTCGCGTCGGTGCGGAAGCACGTCGTCGTCGGCGAGGAAAGAAGCGTCGTCGCAGCGCGCGCGAGGCAGCACCGCCGCGCACGAAGCGAAACCGCGCAGCCACGAAGGCGCAGAAGCGCTATTTGCGCGCCGCACGCAAGGCGAAAAAGCGCCGGAACACGTCGTCGCAGAAGGAGCTTCTGGCCGCGATCCGCGGATTGAAGCCCTACGCACCTCGTCGCAAGAAGCGAAAAAAGGGCAAGCGACGCAGTGGCAAGAGCACCAAGCGCTTGACGAAGCGCACGAAACGCGCTTCGCTACGGAAAGCGAGCACTCGTGCGGGGATGTCGAGGCGTTCAGCGAAAAAGAGGAAGAGCATGGCCCGCAAGAGGAAAAAGTCAGGTCGTCGTCGCAAGGGACATCGTCGCGCCACGAAGAAACAACTTCGTGCGCTCTCGAAGGCGCGTGCTCAGCGCAAGCGCAACTTGCGCCGCGGTCGTGGCCGTCGCCATCGAGTGAAGGGCTACGTCGCTCGTCGGCGCAAGTCGCGTTGGCGAGTTCCGTCGCACCTCTCGCGAGAGGCGCGTCGTCGTCGCCACGCGCACGCATTCGACAACCCGATGGACGGGATCGAGTTCGGCATCGCGCTCTTCACCGGTCTCATCGGCTACGGCGCGATGAGCTTCGGTCGCCGCTACCTCGCTGCTCACCGACCGGAGGCGAGCGGATCGCTTTCGGGCGTGATGGCGATGGAGCTCGCACCGATGGATTGGAAGCAGTGGTTGCTCGGCGCCGTTCTCACGATCGGTCCGACAGTCGGCGGCCACTTCATCAAGAACAAACCGCTTCGCAGCGTCGTCCAGGGCTTCGGCTTTGGCGCCGGCATCGCGACCGCGGGCAAAGCGCTCGACGACGGCATCGCCATGCTCACGAAGAAGACCGAGCTCGGCGCGCTGCTCTACGCGCCGGAAGTTTCGGCGCAGGCGTACACCAAGCCGCAAGGCACGGGCGCCGGCGCTCTTCCGGAAGGCGAGTGCGAAACGTGCGGGCGCAGCGACGGTCTCGGCAAGTGCTGCCGTTCGTCGTACACGGGCGCACCGAACCGCATGGACGTGCGAGACAACCCGCCGTCCGTTCCTCCGGCGCAAGCCCAACCCCCGATCGAGGCACCGCCGCCCGTCGTCAACAACATGACGCCGCGTGACATCCCCGTGCCGCCGGCGCCTCCTCCGCCGCCGCAGATCGCGCAACCGCAGACGCCGACGTTCACGCCGCAAGTGCCCATCGGGCAAGCGTCGCCGAGCCCGGTGCCCGCAGCACCGATGCCGCAATCGCCGATCGTCGGCGTGCGTGGCTTCCCGAACAGGATCGCCGGACCCAACTACAACTGGGGCAACCCGAGCGACAACTGATCTCCGAGATTTCGAGATGCTTGAGCCCCAACGACGAAAGTCCGAGGGGCTGAGGCATTGAAAAGACCAGAGTCGCTCGTCATACAGGTCTAGGAACTACCGAGCGAAAAGAAAGAAGAAGACATGCAGAAGATCACGCAAGAGCGCAGCCGTCCCGAGCCGACCCGAAGCATCAACCGCACCCCGATCGTCAATCGGATCAAGGTCGACAAGGACCTTCGTGACCGACGCACGATCGGTCTCGGCGTGCGCCCCGACGAGAGCAAGCTGAAGGCGGCGAACGCCGGCCTCGGCAAGCTCAAGGACGGACACATGCCCGATCCGAAGGAGCTCGGACTCGGCGCTCCGTTCAAGGGCGGCGAAGGCGCGCCCCCGATCGCGTCGCAGATCGTTCGTCGTGGCCTCGGCGATTTCGTCGACGCCATCCGCAACTCGGTCGCGTGCCCGATCTGGAACATGCCGGTCGTCGAGAGCTCGCGCGGCACCTTCGGTGGCCCGCTGCTCGACACGGACATCACCCGCCTCTTCGGAGCGAGGATCAATCCGTTCGGCTGGAACGACACGACCGAGGGTCTCGACTCGTTCGACACCACGCTCGCGGAGAACGGCAAGACGCAGACGGCGATGCTCGTTTGCGCGGTCGGCTGGAAGCTCCAGCCCGAGCCGCTCTGCTTCACGCAGGAGATCAACGCGTGGACGGCGCCGGAGTCGACGGCGACGCAGCCGTTCTCGCCGAACAACTTCACCACGAACGACCTCGCTGCGATCCTCGGCCAAGCCGTGGACACGCAGGACTTCGAGCCCGCCGTGCTCGAGTGGGGCTGGCCGCAGAACTACGCGTGCTGGCACATGGTCCGTGGCTACCACCTCCGCTGGATGGTCGGTCAGCACACGAACATCTTCGACGAGTCGCTCCGCAACACCGCGGTGATGCCGACGAACGCGCAAGAGGGCTCGGCGTCCTCGAGCGAGGTCGACATCAACGAGTTCATCCGTCGGGTGAACGACCGGTACACGGGTACCGGCGGTCTCGGCAGCAACATGGTCGCCCTCAAGTTCGACACGATCCGCCTCGGCGTCGTGGCGGGCGGTGGCAACGTCGGTCGCTTCGCTCCGTCGCGTACGGGCGAGCTCGCTGGCGCGACCTACGGCGGCATGGACCTCCGCAGCTTGCTCAAGAACAACGACGAGTTCCGCAAGCTCACGATCCCGTACTTCCTCAACGCGGCGATCCCGATCGGGCTCTTCGCGCAGGAGTCGGACAAGTTCCAGGCGGACATCATGCGCGCGTACCTCTCGGCGACCCAGTCGCCGGGCAACGCGGGCGGAACCGTTCCCCCGGCGATCGTCGACGCGGCGAACATCGCGCTCGGCCCGACGTCGGCGTTCCTCGAACGCACGATGGATGGCGCTGCGGACGTCTCGCAGACCGTCTTCTCGCAGCGACGCCTGTTCAAGGGTGGCGATCTCAAGGTCGAGGTCGACATCAAGGGCTTCGAGGTCGACGAGGACTGGTACAACGTCCTCAAGAACAACCCGGAGCTCCGGGACGCGTTCATGTGCGAGTGCGGCTGCGGCTGGCCGAAGTGATTCGGCACGAAGCAGATTGACGGCGCGCGAGCGCAATCTTTTCGCTTCGACATTCTAACTGCCTGAGCCCCGACGGAGAAATCCCGAGGGGCTAAGGCATTGAAGAGGCCCGATGCCGAAGCTGACAGAAGAAGAGACCGAACGCCTCCTGGACAAGATGGTCGAAGACCGCATCAAAGCGGTCGGCCTCGGTGGTCTCGGACAGCATTCGCCGATCGTCTCGCCGTCCGGCCTTGGAGCTGCACCGCGCGTCGGGCTCGGCTGCGGTGAAGATGCGGTCGTCCAGATGCTCCACCACGGCTACCCGCGGCTCGCGCTCGTTCGCGCGCTCGGCGTGCCGCTCGCTCCGTGGGTCATCAGCATCCCCTTCACGTTCGACACGCCAGAAGCAGAGCAGACGCTCGCGAACCAGGGCACGGACGGCACGATCACGCAGGATGTGTTCGTCGAGGCAATGGTCACACGCGTGACCATCGATCGCGTGCCCGTCAGCCCGTTCGATGCTCCGGGCGACTACGCCTACAACTTCACGTCCGGCATCGAAGCAACGCTGCAAGTCGACGGGACGCCGCGCTACGAAGTCACGACCGACTTCACGCCGCTCTCGACGCTCACCGACGTGTTCAACGGCAACTCGAAGTGGCCGTTCTCGTGGTGCTTCACGTACATGCAGCAACTCAAGATGCAGCTCCGGAATCGCATCCAGCTTCCGGATGCGCCGGTGACCGTGATCATCAGCTTCCGCGGTTGGCAGCCGGTGACCGATCTCCTCGTCAACATGACGAACCGAAACGCCGTCGAGCGTTTGCGGCAACTCGGCTACACCGTTCCGGACAGCTATCTCGACTACTTGCGCTGATGGGCGCTGAAGGGCGCTCATGAGTGACGACGAGAAAAAGGAGCTGAGAGGACGAATCGAGGTGCTCGAGCGCCGCCTCGTTGGTCTCGGCGATCGTCCGAGCCCGACGTCGTCGTTGTTCGGCAGCAAGATTCTCTCAGCGGCCAAGCCGAAGAGCATCGAGTTCACGTCGAAGGGCGTCGACGAGGCGCTTCAAGGCATCGCGTCCGATGCGTGGGGCGGTCTACTCTGGCCGGGCCTTCGCGTGCCGACGCTGCCAACGCCGGACCCGGAGCATCGCTATCTCTTTCTGCTCTGCTCGTTCACGATGTCCGCCGGCGACACCGCGCGCATCGACGGTCTCCGCAACGGCTGGTCGATGGGCTTCGATCAAGTCACAAATCCGGGACAACAGGGGGAAACGCACCGCATCGTTGAGCAATGGATCAAGAGCCCGCTCTACAAAGGGCCGGACTTCAACGTGCTCTTCCACTTGCGCAAGCTCACGATCAACGAGCCACGACGCCCGAACCCGAGTGCCGTCGTCGATCCCGTGACGGGCTTTCTCGTTAGCACGGCGTTCAAGACGTCGGACACGCCCGCGCTGCTCTACAACACGATCGGCGGCGCCGTCGGCAACCCGTTCTACACCGGCCTCACCGGCTACGTGCCGCCGAACCGCGGACGTCCGTGGGGAAAACCTCTCGGCGGTCTCGGATCGTTTCAGGACATCAAGGCCGATTGGAGCAACCCCGGCGCGTGGCACGCGCTCGACATTCCGCTCAGGGGCCCGTGCCGCGTCGCGCTCTACGCGAGCGTGCAGCAAGGCAACCCCGCGACGCGCACGTTGCTCGACGTGCCGGGTGGGTCGATGGCGGATTTCCCGCTCGGACTTTCGGCCGAGGAGCAGTTCCTCGCGAAGTGGAGCGTCGCGCCGCTGACAGCGCAGCGACCGGGCCCGATCGCGTGGCGCGTCGCCGGCGCGCTTCGAGTGAAGTTCGAGGACATCACTCCGGGCTCGTCGATGTTCCGGAACTTCGTCATGGACGGTGAGAAATGAGACGCAATCTTCTTGCGCTGGTTCGTGAACCCGTTTTCCGGACGCCGGCGATCGACCAGAACGCGCCGCTTCCGACGCCGGCGCCGGGTGAAGCACTGCCCGGCGAGTACGGAGCCGCGGAGATCGCTCGTCGAGCTCGAATGGAGCAAGCGCTTCCGTCCGGTGAGAAAAAGTCTCCGCCGTATCGTCCGCCGCCGTACCAGTGGGGCGGCCTCCACGGAATCTCGAAGCAGAACCACGTCGCTGCGCTGAAACACCTCGCCGGTCTCGGTGGTGTGTGGTGCATGCACAAAGACAATCCGCCGCAGCGCGCGCCGCGCGGGTTCGGCGCCGGCGGCGCATCGGCGTTCACGATGACGGCCGCGCAAGCGCTCAACGATCATCTCGATACGAACAACTGCGCCGGCTGCAACGACATGACGTCGCAGCTTCGACAGCTCACGTTCGCGTTCAAGGCCGCGTACCTCACGGACACGGGGATCGCGCCGCAGGTGAACCTCAACATGAGCAGCGCGCTCGCGATGACGGCCTACGGGCCGGGCACCGATCAAGCGCTCGCGCTCGTTCTCGGCGCTGCGAAGTCGTACACGAACGGTCCGTGCACCGACGACAGCGGCAACTGCCTCGGAAAAACCCCGACGCCGATCATCCCGCCGGCGGTCTCGGCGCTCGAGCAGCAAATCGTCAAAGCGATCATGAGCGCGATCCAGCAAGCGCAATTCCTTCCGCAGCCCGAGCTCGTGAACGGGCTCGTGCAGGGCTTCGCCGCGCTGGTCAACCAGATCGGATTCGAGCTCGCGAAGCTCAATCAGCCGAAGGACGGCCCGACGTTGATCGTCGACAAAACCGATCCGACCAAGACCGTCGTCGTGACAACGCCCCCGAAAGAGGGCTGGACTACGGGCGAGAAGATCGCCGCCGGCGTCGGCGCCGGCGTCGCGCTCACGGCAGTGGCGCTTCTCGTGTACAATGTCGCCAAAAGGAGCTGAGACTATGAACCGTGTAGCGGCACTTCACCAATTGGCTCGAGCGCATCACGGGCTCGGGCGTGCGCGCGGAGAAGGTCTCGGCATTCCTGGTCCGTGGGGCAACGTTCCGGGGCAAGCGATCGCCGCTGGCACGTACGAGATCAGCGGCACGCAGGTCTACCTGCGCGAGCAGCCGTCGACGTCGTCGGCCGACAAGGGCGCGTTCAACGCCACGTACGGCGACAACGGCGGGAAGGTCGTCGGCGAGCCGGATCAGGTCGACTTCGATGGTCAGACCGGCGATCAGGGCGGTCTGCGCTTCGCTTCCGTCACCGTGAAGACCGGCGCGCTCGCCGGCAAGAGCGGTTTCGTCGCGATGAAGTACATGGCGCCGGTCGGTTGGACCGCGTCGCACGGCGGAACGGGCTCTGCACCCGCGGCACCGCCGCCGGTCGATCAGGGCGGTGGGGGTGGAGGCTCGACGCCGCCGCTCGCAATGACGGGCGACGCGTCCGAGAAGTGGAAGCCGTGGCTCATCGGCGGGATCGCGGCGCTCGGCGCCGGCGGTCTCCTCTATCTGCTCTTCGGCACGAAGACAGGCAAGAAAGCTCGCCGGCGCGGCAAAGCACGCAGGCGTTTGCGCCGCATCCGTCGCGGCCGGAAGCGCTAGTTCAGTTTCTTCCTGAACGGCGACGTGCCCGTCTTGTCGTAGTACGCCGTCTCCCACGCGTGCATCGCGTCGCGAAGCGTCGTTTCGAGCGGAAGCGCGTCGACCGCCTCGTCAGCCGCGCGCCGGCCGCGAGGATCAGGAAAAATCTGCTCGATCGTTTGGCCCTTGCGACTCAACCGAGCCGACTCCTGCCAGGGCCGGGCTTTTGGAGCGGTGGCGGTGCGGACGGTGCGGGCGGAGGCGTTCGATAAGGGCCAGTGAACAATCCGGGATCGCACAACGGACACGGCACCGGTATTTTCCCGTGCGTCTCGCACTGAATGCTCCCCGCTTCGCGGCTCGCTTCTAGGTTGAGCTTTTTGGTCATGCGAAGCGTTGCGCGAAGACTCCACACCTCGATCGTTTGCATGACGGCGTACACCGCGATGGCGGCGAGCGAGTAGACGAGCCACTGATCGGTCATGCCGGTTTCGCTTCGAGCGCAGCGTCGCGGATGCGCAGCCACGCTTCGATGTTGGCTGTTCGACCCGTTTCCTTCGCGTACTTTTCGGCTGCGTCGACGAAACGTCGCGCCGAGTCGATGATGAACTTCGCGTCTTCTGCATCGAGCTCGATCTTCACTTTCATTCTTCCCACCGTTCCGGATGCTCTGGAATCCAGTCTTGAATTGGTACGCGCTCGGGGTCGCTCTCGAACGTGTTGATGCAGCGTCCGTCCGGCAATGTGATCTCTTTGATGTAGTCCCACTCACCGACGTCCCAGAAAATCTCGACGACCCACCCGTTGCCGAGCTTGTAGTGTTCGTACCTCAGCTTCGTGATCGAAATCTCGCCGCGATCGACAGCGTTGAGCACGGCGAGAATCTCAGCGTCCGTGATCCCTTCGCGTTCGTCTCGCGCGAGAATCTTTTTGTCGAACCAGTCGGTCATTTCGCATCTCCGACGCGTGTGGCGCCGTTCGCTGACGCCATGAACATGTGGCCATCACAATAGTTCGCATGGTCGTACGCATCGTTTCGACCGTCAGCGGCAGCGCGATGCCATTTCGCGTGATGCTTCGCCGGCTCGGTGCATCGTTCCCACTCGCACTGCGGTTTTTTCTCGTCTGTCACGGGATGCGCTAGAGCATAGAACTACTTGCGCTTGAGCACAACTCTGGCGTATCGTTGGGCCCATGAAAAAGAAGAGGCTCAAGCCCCTCGGTGATCGCATCATCGTCAAGCGGGCGGAAGCAGAGAAGACGTCGCGAGGCACGCACGGCTCGCCCATCATCATCCCGGACAGCGCTCTCGAAAAGATGTCCGAGGGTGTCATCATCCGAATCGGCCAGGGCAAAACCCAAGAGGACGGCTACGTGCGTCCGTTGGATGTGGCGGTTGGCCAAACCGTGCTCTTCAGCAAGCACGCTGGCACCGACGTCAAGGTCAACGGCGAGGAGCTGCTCATTCTTCACGAGGAAGACCTCTTCGGCGTGCTCGAGGAGTTCGACGACGAGGAAAAAGAAGCACCGACCGCGGACGCTACTGCTCCCTCATGAGCGTCGCGTACGCATCCGTCACGCACGTTGAAGCGGCAGGGCTGCACGCGCTGCACGATCGTTTTTTGATCCTGCCCGACCCCGAAGAGAAGCGGTTGATCTGGCTTCCCGAGGACAAGTTCGCGAAGAACCGCACCGGCCACATCGTTTCGATGGGCAAGGGCATGAAGGTCAACGGCAAGGGCACGATCTCTTGGGGCCATCGCGTCTTCAAGTGGAAGGGCGCGCTCGACGAGCTCGGCTTCAACCGCTGGAAGATGCCGCCCGTGAACATCGGCGACCACGTTGTTTATCTGACGTGGAGCTTGCACGTCATCTATATCAGCGGGGTCGAACACCATCTCGTTCGCGATACGTCGATCGAGGCTACGATCGAAGAGGAAGAAGAGAGCACATGAGCGGATCACGTCCTGCATACCGAAAACCGATTCGTCGCAAACCGGCGGTGTGCAAAACCAAAGGTTGCGGCAAACTCTGCACGAAGGGCGAGCGTCTCTGCAACGGGTGCAAGCTCGACATCGAGCACGGTCGCTACGGCAAGAAGAAACCTACGAAGGCATGAGCAAAGCTACGTGCGCTTTCAAGGGATGCTCTTGTCCGGGAAAATACACCGAGCAGAGCAAGACCTGGTGCGGCTACCACCGCCCCTCGAAGCCGAAACGCGGCTTTGCGCTGGTCTCTCCCGCGAAGCGCTCGTCGTACGGCCGCAAGGGCGCGAAGAAAGCACACGCGACGGGCCGCGCGCATCGATGGACGCAACGTGAAGCGTCGAAAGCGGCGCGAACGGGTTGGGACAAGACACCGAGACGAAGAAGGAGAAAATCATGACGCTACAAATTCTACCGGTCGTTGCTGTCATCCTTGGCCTGATCCTCTACTACCCGGACAAGCTCGGCGGAAAAACGAACGCGGTCGGTCTGAAACTTTTCTTCGCCGGGGTCCTTGCATTCTTGTTCTCGGGTGCGCATAGCATCTCGATTCACTGAGGAGACCGCGATGGATTTCGGGGATGCAATTCGCGCATTGAAAAGTGGAAAGCGCGTTTCGCGCACTGGCTGGAACGGCAAAGGCATGTACCTGTTCTGGGGGCGTGCAATCGCGCTTGAACATCTGCCGCACGGCGTGAAAATCAATACAGGGGCGTACGGCCATCCACCTCCCGAAGAAGTCGTGAAGATCATGGACAACGAGGGCCCCACGCCATCGATCTGCATGAAGACAGCGCAGAACACGATCACCGTCGGCTGGCTTGCGTCGCAGACCGACATGCTCGCTGAGGATTGGGAGGTCGTCGATGGCTAGCGGAAGAATGCATCCAGTCGCCGAGCGTGCGCTTCACGCACTCGGCAAAGCCGGCCGGAAGGCGCTCGAGCGCGCCGGCGTCGAAGCAGCAACCACGCTCGCCGACAGTCTGCTCGAAGACGTCGAGCAGAGCAGCGGCGGGCTTTCGGAGAGAGCACGCGACGCACGCGCGAAGATCAACGACAGAAAAGAGGAGCACATGGGGAAACGATCGAAGAAGCGAGCAGCCGACGAAGAAGATGACGACGACGTCGAAGAGGAAGAGGTCGAAGAGGACGAAGACGAGGACGAAGACGACGACGAGGAGCTCGACGCTACCGAGTTGATCGACGACGCCGAGGTCATGGTCCGCAACGCGCTCTACATCCTCGAAGCCGGCATCAAGACCGGCAAGGTGTCCAAGAAGCTCGTGGCCAAGCTCGGCGACGTGCACGAAGAAATCATCGAGTTGCTCGAAGACGAATGATCGACGTACCCGACGAGAAGACCATCACGGGGCTCACGCGAAGCGAGCTGATCGCGATGGTCTACTCGTTGAAGAACGAACGTGACGAGAAAGAGCGCACGATCGTCAACTTTGGAAGCTGGATTGACCGTACAGGGTTTCGCACCGTGTATTCGCCCGGCGAGGTCGTTGGCGCTTGGGACGACGCGCGCGAGAAAGCAAAAACGCCGTGAGCTTCGCCCGCAAAGTCGCACGCCGCGCGCTTCGCAAAGAGTTGAAGAAGCCCGGCATCGGCAACCAGCGCGTCATCTGCAAAGAACACGGCAAGAAGCCGTGGCGCGGTGATCTCGTTTGTGGGAAGTGCGGCAAGATTCACTTCATCGTCGAGGAAACCGGCGAGCATCCGTCGATGCCCGACGATGTCTGCCCGTGCGGCGCGATCATGTTTCCGGTGCGCAACGAAGCGGGCGAGTTGTTGAAGGACATTCCATTCTTCGGCCGCGTCGCTTGTCGACAATGCGCGTTGGCAGAAGCAGAGAAACAGAAAAATGCCGAAGCCGACGCCAAAAAACTCATCGAGCTCAAACTCGAACCGCCCTAGCCAGTGGCAGCGCTGGCGGAAGAGCACGCCGAAGAGTCGCATCGCAGCGGACAAGGCGATGATCGATGCCATCCGCGAGCTTTTCAAGATGGTGCCCCTCTACGACAGCGATCCGCTTTGCAGCGATCGAAAAGTGGGCGAGCGCTTCGAGCGACCGATCTACACCGAGATTCGCGGTCGTGGCATGCGCACGCGCTATGAGCTGTCTTGACGCGTCAGGTGCGCATCGCTAGATGAGTCGTTGGGGCATGATCGATTCCGACGTTCCGACGAAGCCGAGCGAGCACGGTCCGTGCGACCATCGCGACATGGCCGGTGATTCCCTCGTCGAGTCGAGAGGCAACAGGCACCGCTGTACGTCGTGCTCGGCGGAGTGGACCGTTGGACCGCACGAGGTCGTCATCGTGAACGACGAAACGATCGATACGAGGGCTGCATGACGGACAAGAAAATTATCGGCGGTGAAGATCTACGAGCACTTCTCGTCTTCAAGCCCAAAGCCATTCACGGAGCCTTCGGCTCGTTGTACGCGTGTGGCGGCACGCGTGAGATTTGGAGCGAAGACGAGCAGAAGAATGTGGTGTGCAGCGGTTGCTGCGATTGCCGTGAGGAGCCACTCGACGTCGACGAGAAGATCTCGTAAAGTGCTTCTCTAGGCCCGTCCGACCAGCGCGAACAAGCAAGAGGCGCAAGCCTCACCAACGCCATTGGGTACTCCTGCGTTGGTCACTCGGGCCGCATTCTTCATGCCCACGCAAATCGTTCCGCACCTCTGGCAAGGATCGCAGCCCATCGAGGGCACGGCGGTATCGAAAGCTGGTTACCGCGTGCTCGTGCTCTGCGCAGACGAGTACCAACCGCCGATGGATCGCTTCGTCGGGCTCGAGGACGTCATCTACGCGCCGAACGACGACGGTTTCAGACCGTTCTCGCCGCTCCAAAAGGTCACCGCGCAGATGGCCGCAGGTCGCGTCGCCGACTACATCCGTCAGGGCAAGAATGTTCTCGTGACGTGCATGCAGGGGCGCAACCGCAGCGGGCTCGTCACCGCGCTCGCGCTCCACAATCTCTACGGGTGGGGCGGGACGCGGTGCGTCGACCACGTGCAATCGCGTCGTGCAAACGCGCTCACGAACGATGAATTCACGCGCTACCTGCGCTCGATCCCGGCAAAACAGTTCGCTCGGACCGGCTGATCCGGGTAGCATGCACCCATGAAGCTTGTGGCCCTGAAAACGCCCGCGATCGTGCTCGTCGACGGGCACCACGGGCGGCAGTGGACCGCTCAAGACGTCGAGACCGGTGCCGTCGTGCGCGTTACGCTCGTCGATCGCGGGCAAGCCTCTGAAAACGAGCCCGAAACGATCGAGATCGACGTCGAGGAGCTTGCGCTTCCCGGAAAGGCGAAGCCGTGAAATTCAGCCGACTGCGTGAAATCGTCCGCTCCTTCTTCGGCGCCGGCGCGGAGCTCGCGAAGGATGCCGACACCAAGCACTCCGTCTCGATCGAGCACCACTACCACGTCGAATGTCTCGATCGAGACGGCAACCTGAAGTGGGAGGCGGACTTCGACAATCTCGTCGTCACCGCCGGCTTGAACAAATACCTCGACGCGACGTTGAAGACCGGTCTCGCGTCGCCGTCCTGGTTCGTTTTCCTCGTCACGGGCCCCGGCGGCAGCAACACATACGCGCCCGCGGACACGATGGCGTCGCACGCGGGTTGGGCGGAGAACACAACGTACTCGCAAGGCACGCGCCCCGCGTTCACTCCCGGCTCGATCGCCGCTGGCTCCGTCGACAACAGCGCCGCGAAGGCCAGCTTCAGCATCACCGGCACTGTCACGATCGCTGGCGCGGGCATGGTCGACAACTCGACGAAGGGCGGCTCGACGGGCACGCTCCTCGGCGTCGGAAACTTCACCGGTGGTGACCGCGCCGCCGCGAACGGTGACACGATCAACGTCACCGTCACGGCCTCGATCGCGTAAGCGCCGTGGGCTTCCAGAACCAAAACGATCTCATCGCGGGCCTCATCAACGGTCAGCGCTTCAACATCTTCAAGGCATCGCAGACGTCCGAGGGCGCAGGCACATGGCACTCGCTCTGGAAAGCGATTGGCTCGCCCGCGGCCGGTGCGAACCCGCCGGCGTTCACTGCGGGCTCGGGCTACACGCCGACGCGCACGACGACGGGCGCCGTTCCGTTTACGAACCCCGCGAATCCAAAGATTTCAGCGCTCGGACGGCTTGGGCTCGCCGGCGCGACGGTTGGAGCGCTCACAATCTACGATCGTCTTTGGGCGTGCAGCGGTTTCGACACGACGGTGACGACCGCGCAAAACGTCACGACGCCGGGCAATCTCCCGAGCGGTCGCGATCCGAACACGGGCGGCGACGTCGAGCCGTGGCTTGAGGTCTACACGGCACCGGGCGCTACCGGCGCGACGTGGACGCTCACGGGCGTCGACGGCGCTGGCAATACCGGCCGCACGTGGACGTACACGCACCCAGCGAACGCGGAGAGCGTTGGGCAAATGGCTCCGTTCGTTCCCGGAACCGCGGCAGTGCTCGGGTGCCGCCAAGTGACATCGCTCACGTGCAGCGTTTCGAGCGGCACGGCCGGAAGCGTCGGCATCACGCTCTTGCGTCGCCTCGCGGACATTCCACTCACCGCCGCGAACATCGAGCAGGTTCTCGACGCGTACGGGCTTGGGCTTCCGCAAGTCTTCGATGATTCGTGCCTCGCGTTCCTCGTTCTCTGCTCGGCGACCAACACCGGCATCATCCAAGGGCTTCTTTCGCTCCCGCAGAACTAAATGGGCACGCCGGCGCTTTCTCGACGCTATCCAATGAACGGCGGCGCGAGCGCCATGTACATCGGCGTCGACAAATTCACGCGGTGGCAATTCTCGCAGAGCCCAGAAGCGCAGCCCGAGTTCTTCGGCAACATCTACGAGGACTCCGAAACGCTGTCCGCAACCGCGACGATGACCGAAACGTCAGAGCGTGTGGTGGAAACTGCACTGCCGCTCGTGTCAACGGCCGCGATCACAGAGAGCTCGATTGCCACAAGAGAGGCGACGCAGCCGCTCGCCGCCACGAGCGGCTTTGCTCCGGCCGCGATCGAGACCATCGAGGTCGCCGAAACGCTTGCGGCGACCTCGAGCTTCTCGCCGGCGGCCACGCGCACCCAAGATGCCGCCGTTCCGCTCGCTGCGACAGCCGCGATCGCGGAGTCCGCAACGCGAACGCAGGACGTCGGCGTCCCGTTGGCGGGCACATCGACGTTTTCACCGTCGGCGGTCAAGACGATCGAGGCGTCGCAGGTGCTTTCGGCCACGTCCGTGCTCGCCGTCGCCGCCGTGATGGTCAAAGAGCCCACTCAAACGCTCGCAGCAACAGCCGCGATCGCGCTCGGTGCGAGCACCACACGCGACGCCGGCGTTGCACTCGCGGCCACGAGCGGTCTCTCACTGCTCGCGCAACGCGTGATCGATGCACTGCAACCGCTTTCGGCCGTCGCCGGCGTCGCTTTCGACGGCGCGAAGGTCACCGAGGCGATTCAGGCACTCGCCGCGACCGCCGGATACAGCGCGCACGGCTACGCCGGCGCCGATCAAGACGTGGAGCTCGACGCGATCGCGGACATCGACGTCGAGCAACAGCTCGTTCTCGACGCGATCGCCGCGCTGGTCTGTACCGCGACGTTCTCCCCAGAAGATCCGCCCGCGCCGCCGGCGGGACCACCGGTCGAACTCGTCGCGCAGGTGTACGCACTCGCTGCGTCGTGGCGAAAAATGTCGACGCCGGCGGTGCTCGCCGACCTAGAACAGCTCGAGCAGCTCGCGCGCCAGGCCGGCTACGCCGCGATCCCCGTTCTTCCCATCCTGATCGAACTCCGCGCACGAATTCGCCGCCGGAAGTAGAATCACGGGCATGCCTACCGCGCTCATCATCGGTGACAGCCACGTCGATCACAGTCCGATGGCGGCCGAATTGAAGCGGCTTCTTGAAGCGGACGGCTTCACGGTCACTGTCGGCGGCGTCGGAGGCTCGACGGCGAAGCAGTGGCTCACGACGAATCCTGTCTGCCGGCCGAAAAACGACTGGTGCGTCGACGCAAACACGCTTCCGCAACGTCCCGATCTGCTTCTCGTGTCGCTCGGCAGCAACGACATCGCGAACATGGCCTTGAACAAACAGCGCCCCGAGCCGATCGTCGCCGACGTCGTCAAGCTCATCGCTCGCTTCGCGCCGAAAACGTCGATGTGGATCGGTCCGCCGTGGTTCCGCGACTACGGTTGGTACAAAAATCAGTACAGCAAGCAGCTCTACGACGCCGCGCGCGCCGCCGACGTTCCGATTTTCGACTCGTGGTCGCCGACGCGCGCCGCTGTCGACGCAGGATCAGGCGACGGCGTGCACCTCGGCGCTGAAGGATCGAAGGTCTGGGCCGCGGCTGTTGTGAAAGCGGCCAAGAAATCATTCCCGTGGCTCGCGCTCGTCGCGATCGCGGGTGCTGCGGCCGTGGCTGCGGTGGTCATTTCGCGTCGTCGCTGACGGGCAACTAGCGCTTGAAGCCGCGCGTTGCGCGTTTGTGCCGCACTTTTTTCTCGTCCGGCAGCGTGTCAGTGTCTACATCGTCAGCATCGTCGACCACGCCGTACGATGTCTTCACCGGCGAGAAGTATTTGTTCAAGACCCACTCGACGAAATCGATCGCGACGTTCTCGTTCTTTGCGGGAACGAGCAGCACCGTGCGAACGTGGATGTAGTGACCCTCGACCCCCCACTTCTCTTTCGAGTTGTTCCCTGCCCGCGCGACAACCTTTCCACGTTTCTTCGTCTTCTTCTTCGACATGCTCATCTCCATTCAATTCGACGTGCTGGATCACTTCGTTCGCCGCCCTTGCACTCGCCACGGCAACAGAAAAGGCCGACCTCTTTGCTCGTGTAGACGTGCCCGCGCGCGCACGCCGGCGGCGCCGCAGGCTCGCCGTCTGGAAGCGCGACCAGGCCCGCCAGACGACCACCTTCGTCGCGGCGGTTGTCGTCGTAGAGCGTGACCGTTTGGATGCTTCGATGCCGACTGAAGCGCTGTACGGCGCGTACGTCGCCGCCGGTTTTGTCGAGAGCGGCCGTGATCGCAGAGTGCCGAAGGCCGTGCGGGCGCGCTTTCACACCCACATCCAGACCGAGCGCCACGATCACCGAGTAAAGGCCCTCGCCCGACAGCCGATGACCGCGGTGATTGTCGTCGAGCGCAGTGAAAAGGGGCCCTGGCGACGCTCCACGGACCGCCAGCCACGCTTCGAGGGCCTGTTTGGTCGCCGGCGGCAGCGTGATCCACTGGCGCTCGTGGCGGCCTTTTCCGAGGATCGCCAGACCGCGCATGGCGTTGTAGTGCTTTCGATCGAGCTCGAGCACCTCTGACCGCCGTAGCGCGCAGTCGAAGAGCAGACGAACGAGCGCCGCGTCGCGCAAACCCTTGGGATCACCCCGCTCGGTAACACGTTGTAACATCGCCGAAATAGCCGCGGCACCTGGACCACGTGTGTCGCGGTACTGATCGGAGCGGATCCGGTCTACTTCGATCGACCACGCGCAGAGGCCCAGCATGCGCCCCAACTTGAGCAAAGCCTTCAGCGCAGACAAACGGCGGTTGATCGTGGCCGGTGTGAGCCGATCTTCGACCATGACGCTGCGATAACGGAGCACGAGCGCGTTTCCGTCGCCGCTGTCGCACGCGAGCAGTCTGCGCGCCGCTTCCTCGGCGGTTGGTAACTTGAGGAATGCAGTGAAATTTTCGATGTCGCGCGTGTACGCCCGCAGTGTGTTCGGGTTTCGGCCGCGAAAGAACGCCTCCAGGAGCTCGCGCGCGCCGTTTCGCGGCGGTGCAACGCTCGGCGCTGCTATTTCCACCGCCGTCGGCACTGTTATCGCGTGATCGGACCGCGGTGAACCGCCGTCGACGGTTGCTCGAGCGAGCTCGCCGCCAGTGTTTTCGCGCAAATCCCCATCGCGCATCACGGATCACGGTACCGATAACAGTTATTTCTGCAAGCGCAGCAGTGTTTGAAGTTGACGTAACTACTTGAAATCATTGATGAATTCGACGAAAACGACGTGATCTCTCACGGATCGCGACGATCGCGCGATCGTCGTTTGCGCCAGCACAAATGCTGCGCGCCCAGTGCGCGCGGCGTGCGAAACGCCAGCACGGAGCAACGCGCGGATCGGGTCACGGATGGATCGGCCAGTCCGCGCGCAATGTGGGGGCCTGTTTTCAGGGTCGAAAAAAGAGCGCGGCAACGTTGACAGATACGCTAGAGTGCATTAGTATGCACTCAATGAGCCAGCATCCCCCACACCGGAAAGCTACGCACGTAGCCACGGACCTTGGACGGGATGAAAGCGGATCGTTTCGTGCCGTCACTTTGGAGTGTGGGCACGTCCTAAAACTGAACGCGATCTACGCCTACCGGACGGGAGACCAGCACGTGTGCTGGGAATGCCTCAAAAAAGAATCTTCAAAAAAGAGTGCATAACAACGCACGGTGCTACGTCTGACTTTGAAACCAGGGAGAATCGAGACGATGAAACGGAAAATCACGCGAGAAAAGGACGGGCGCTTCTGTACCGTCGAAATCGAGATCACGGACGGTCGCCTGTCCGTGTGCGGCGAGGAGGGGCGGATCGTGTCCTCGCGCGTGGCAAAGAAGCAAGCGTTGGAATACTGGCGCTCATTCTTCGAGGACAGCCCCGAAGAAATGATCGCGATGAACAAGCGTTGCGGTACGCGGTTCACTTCGCCCACGAGTGCAGCGCGCTACGTGCTGAACACGGACGGAGAATTCCACGGCTTGGACGCACGCGAAGCGCCCGACGGTAGGATTCGGCTGCTCGAATCGTGCGGACAGATCCGCGAAACGATCGTCGAGTGGTTTCCGGAAGTAGCGCCGCTGCTTCCGTGGCACCTGAACGACATGAAAGCCGCGTGCGAGCATCAGGAAGCGGAGGGTTGGGACAAGCGCCCGATCGATTCGTCCAAGCCGCTGAACGCATACGGACGTTTTTTCGACGGACAGAAACAAGACTCTTGGAACATGCTCGCGTGGATCCGTCGCGACGAGCATCCCGAAGGTTTGCTTAGCGAGCCGTGCCCTACGTGCGGGTACCGCTACGGGACGGCATGGCTAAAGCGCGATCTTCCATCCGAGATCATCGCGCTCGCTGGATCGGTTTGCAAAGACGATCGCGCGGCTTAGTTCGCGGCTCGACACACGGCGCGCGATCCATCGATCGCGCTCCGTAGTCGGTTCACGAAGTGTGAAACGAAACCAGGGAGACACGGGGATGCGTTGGTCAATCTACAATCCAAAGGGGCGTTGCATTGCGAAAGTCATGCACGCCGAAGACGCGGCGATGTTCGTCGGGTCTCTTGGCGCGAACTACACCGTCCGGAACGGGCGCACGATCGTGTGGCATGAAGGCCACGAGACGATTAGCGCGTGCGAAAGTTTCGACGCGTGCGCGGACGTCATGATCCAGCGCGCGGGTAACCCCTACCTCCGTCACGTGGTGACGTCATGAATTGCCAGATCCAATGGATCGATTGTGACGGGCGCAGCACTGCGCACGACGCGCAAGCCGTGGCCTACGCGGTTCACAAGGGGAAGCGCTATCCGATCTGCGCGGCTCACCTGGAGACCTTGAAGGGTCGCCGATCGCATCACTCGCCCGATTGCCCACACCTTGGCGGTTTCTACTTCGCCGGTCTCTGGGACGTTGAGCCGTTGGTCGATCCCGACCTTGCGAAGCGCTACCGCTTCTTCGTCGAGCACGCGGGCTACTGCTCGCCTCCCGGTCGCGTTGCATGCGCGCTGGCGCTCGCGAAAGCAGAGCAGGCGGCAGAGCGCCGCGGCTTGAAGGTGCAATGGGAGGAAGAGTGCATGCCGTGGGATGGCGATTGCCCACCCCCGAAGGTGCACCTGATGGCCAGCATCTACCACCCCGATCGCTCGCCGACTGCTCGCCTAGGTGACGCGCACTATTTCGTGCTGGCGCACCTTGGATCCATCGGGCTCGATTCGTGGCGCGATCCGTATATGCGCGTTGTAGCCGCTGAATTGTTCAGCGAAGCGCTTGGCGTGCTCGACGACGAGGACAGCGAAAAAGCCGAAACGCTGGCGCAACGCGCGACCTACGCGGGGGTTTTCTGATGGGCCTCGAAGTGATTCGCGATCTTTGGTTCTGCGTCGACTGCACGATCGCCGAAGTGAATGGCGATTGGTCGGGGGTCGAAGGTGAGGAGCGCGTTGCACAAATGGACGCTGGGTTCAAAAGGCTTGGCGAGCAATACGGCCACGTGTCCGCGAATTTCGACAGTGAGACCGAGGAAGGGATCCGCGAATTCTCCTCGTGCGGCTGCGATTGTTGCGGCTCGCGTCTCGCTGGAACGTTCCACCGCTTCGCTGTCCTGGGGGAAAAGTCATGAGCCGCGAAACGATCCTGGACGGCATGGCGACGATCCTTTGGGGATCGGCGTGGGCCGATCACGCCGACGAGTGCAAATGCACGAACCTCTCCGGCTGCGAAATCACGGAGATCATGCCGGCGATCCCCAAGGAAGCGCGCGAGCATGCCGAGCGCATCGCGAGCACGTACGAAAAAATGAATGAGTGCAGTCTCGAAGCGCTCTACCAGCGCGCGCTCGACGCGGATGCGAAGGAAGGCATCGAAGCGTGCGACGAAAATGCGAGCCTGGAACGGTTCGGGGAATGTCTCGCGTGGGAAGCGATGGGCGCTGGCGTCTCGTGGGAAGACGATCACGCGGAGTATGAACACGACTACCCGCACGACGCTGGCGTCGCCGCGTGCGAATTGATGTACCTCGCCGAAACCACGTGCGACGAGTGCAAGGCGAAGCGCCGGAAATACACCGTGCTCTCCCTGGATATGTGGGGCCACGTCCCGGCCGACTGCCATAAGCACGGCTGCCCGTGCATGCTCACCACGGACGAACGGGGCCCGTTCCACGACGACGATGCGTGCGAGTGCCACGAGGATTGCAACAATCAGCACAAGGTCGGCACGATCGAGACGCGTAACGACGAGGACAAGACGATCTTGGAAGCGCTACTCGACGCGGAATTTCTGTCTGCCGAGGGGCGCGAGAAATGTGAAATCGACGACTACACGGACGGCACGATGCTGGACGTGCTCGACGACGACGGGCGGCGAGTGTTCGCTCTGCACTTGGTCGAGGAAGATGAGGAAGATTCGACGACGGTCCCGTCCGATTTTGTCGTGCGTCCCCTCGCGACGGACCAAGAGAAAAAGAACGCCAAGGATCTGGTTACGTGCGGGACGTGCGGTCGATCATGGGACGATGCCGTCCCGACTGCCTACACGCCAGCACCAAGCGCGCGCTGTCCATTCGAGGCGTGGCACGCAGAAAGCAAGGAGCCGTGAGCAAGCCCAAACGCAAAAAAGCCGGACCGCACACGTGGGCGATCCCGTTCACGATTACCGTGACTGGCCACGTCTACATCACAGGCTCGCGCAAGGCTGCCGAAGCAAAGGCGCGCGAAATGGACGAACACGGTTTCGACCTACGCGCCGAAGGACAGAACGTCGAAATCGACGAGTGGACGGAAGTGCACCAAGACCGCATCGAAGACATGGGAGAATACTGATGAGCAACGGCACGCAATTGGTTCAGGTGATTGGAGTCGACGGGCGCGCGTTCAGCGTAGTGCTCGTGCAAAAGGGCGAGCGCTACGGGCTCAACGATTGTCTCGTCCACGATCGGAACGATCCGCTCGTGGAATTCTGGGACGATTCGGCAGACCGCAAGAAATTCCCCGCGCGTGGACAGTTCGTCTCGCGCTACTACCTCAACACGCTTCTGCAAAGCCCCAAGACCGCGGGGCTCGATCTGGTCGGCTACGTCGCCGCGTGGAAGATCGACGCGCCGGAAATGGCGAAGGTTCGCGCCGCGCTCGAAACGTGGTGCCTCGCGAAAGGAGCAGCATAGAAAAATTACTGGCCCATTCGTGGGCCGGACTAGTCGCGCGATTGGTGGACGGAGGTTCCCTCCCTGGTTCCCCGGTCAATCGCGCGCCTAGTCCGGCGCATGACGCGACGGACAACAAGGAAACGGGGATGCAAGAGACGAGCGTGACAATGACGTGGACGTGCGACGTGTGCGGCGGTACCGCCACGACGCCGCGCGGTCTGCCGGACGGGTGGCGCGAAGTGCGCATCGCTCAGTGGAACAACGCGGGTCACGAAGGTGACAAGCATCACGTCTGCGGCAGCGACGAGCCGTCGTGCTTTCGACGGTTGCTGATCAAGCTCGCGAACGAGGACAAGCGGAAATGACCGCGCTCGCCGACGCCATGTGGGCCGGAGACGTTGACTTGCTCAACGAATTGGCTCCGTGCCAGTGCTGTTGCGACGAGCACACGTACGGCGAGGGTTGCCCCGCCTATCAGTGGGGCGGCTGCCGTGGCCAAGGGGCCATGACGCGCGCAGAAGAAGCTTCGTGGAAACGGCACTACATGCAGCACCACGGAATGACTGAGAACGAATTCTACGGTTACGAACAAGGAGAACGGGGATGAACACTGCACGATTGCGTGAGCACGTTCGCATGATCGCAGATCACGCGAAGGAAACCGAAGAAGCCGGCACGCCGGACGTTGGAGCGGCGCTCGCTGACATCGCCGATCTTCTCGAAGATCTGGAACGGCGCGTCGAGCGCTTGGAGAAACGATCGTGAAAACACGAGCGACCAAGATCACTCTCAGCCGCGAATTGATCGTCGACAACTTCGCCGGTGGTGGTGGCGCATCCGAAGGCATCGAAATGGCGCTCGGCTACTCGCCGGACGTCGCGATCAATCACGACGCGGAAGCCATCGCGATGCACGAGACGAACCATCCCGAGACCGCGCACTACACGGCAGACGTGTGGGACGTCGATCCGTCCGAAGTGTGCGACGGTCGTTTCGGCTCGCGCAAGGTCGGGCTCGCGTGGTTCTCGCCCGACTGCAAACACCACTCGAAGGCCAAAGGCGGCAAGCCCTTGGACAGCAAGCTTCGCGGGCTCGCGTGGGTCGTCGTCAAATGGGCGCAGAAGGTTCGCCCGCGCGTCATCATTCTCGAAAACGTCGAGGAGTTTCAGGACTGGGGCCCGCTCAACAACGCGGGACGTCCGATCGAGGAGCGCAAGGGCGAGACGTTCAAGAAATGGTGGAACGATCTCAAGGCGTGCGGCTACGAAATCGAGGCGCGCGAGCTTCGCGCATGCGACTACGGCGCGCCGACGACGCGAAAGCGTCTCTTCATCATCGCGCGCTGCGACGGACAGCCGATCGTGTGGCCCGAACCGTCGCACGGTCCTGGACGCAAGCCGTACCGCACTGCCGCAGAGATTGTGGACTGGGACCAACCGATCCTGTCGATCTTCGCGACGCGCGACGAGGCAAAGGCTTTCGCGAAGAAGCATGATCTCGACGGCACGCCGCAACGGCCCCTCGCCGAGAAAACGCTCGCGCGCGTTGCTCGCGGCGTCGATCGCTACGTCCTGAACGCGGCGAAGCCGTGGATCGCGCCGACGCGCGGGTTCATCGCGCCGACCGCGCACGGTGGCGTCGGCCGGAAAGATCACCGCGTGCATTCTCTCGACGAGCCGCTTCGCACCGTGACAGGTGGAAGCCGTGGCGATCACGCTCTCGTGATCCCGTCGCTCATCCAAACGGGCTACGGCGAGCGCAAGAGCACGAAGCGCGCGCCGAAGGCTCAAGAGCCGCGCATCCTCGACATCCACGCGCCGCTCGGGACCGTCGTCGCCGGTGGACAGAAGCACGGGCTCGTCGCGGCCTTCCTCTCGAAGCACAACGGAGGCCACGAGCCGACCGGCACGCAGCTACACAACCCGATGGACACCGTGACGGCTCGCGACTCGCACGCGCTCACGACGGCCTTCCTGTCAAAGTATTACGGCACGTCGACGGGCTCGTCGATGAACGAACCGGTCGCGACGATCACGGCAGAGGGCAATCACCTCGCGCTTGTGCGCGCCTTCCTCAAGAAGTTTCGAGGCAGCGCGAAGAACACGATCAAGATCGGGGGCGACGTCTACGCCATCGTCGACATCGGGATGCGCATGCTCCAACCGCGCGAGCTTTTCCGCGCGCAGTCGTTCGGCGACCACTACCGCATCGAGCACGATGCGTACGGCACGCCACTGACCAAAGGCGCGCAGATCAAGATGGCTGGCAACAGCGTGCCGCCCGAAATGGCGTGCGCACTCGTTCGTGCCAACTACAGCTCGCGCTCCGAGCGGAGGGCAGCATGAAGCAGTGGCTTGTACTGGAGCGTCGCCCATTGGAAGTGCGCGCGCGGAAGGTCTCAATCTTTCGCTACACCGTGATCGCGGAGACGCCCGAGGAGGCGGTGCAGATCGTGAAAGACGATCACGGATCAACGCGTGCCTCGAAGTGGAGCGCGCGACCTATTGACGGATCGTTGTGCTGGGGGTGCGAGCTGCACGAGCCGACGCCCGAAGAGAAAAAAGAGCAGCGCGCGAAAGGTTGGACGCCATGAAACGACAAAAGCACGACGAAGTGATCACGGTCCGCAACGCTGATGGGGAGTTGATCGCGCTCGTCGAGCCCGAATCGAGCGAGCCGCTTCTCACGCGAACGCGCTTGAAGAAGTTTCTCCCGCGCGGGTGGATCGTCGAAGTCAAAAACGTTGTCGAAGTGACGCGCTTCGAGGAGTGGGCGCTCGAAAAAGGCTTGGCGGTTCACGGCCAACGGCTCATCGAAGAGCAAGAGAAGCGATGAGCCTCACCAAGATCCGAGCGCTCACGCCCGAGCAGCAAGAGACCCTTCGCACGGCGCGGGAGATCATCCGCGCCGCGTACTACGGAGAATTCGCGCCGCACGCGAGCAACGCGCATTCGGTCTGCGACAAACTTTCCGCGCTCATCGGCGAGCGCTACAGCTTTCGTTCTGGCGAAGTGCTCGAACCCCCGAGGCCAAGACGATGACGCACATCCCGAAGCCCGACGGGCGAACCTACTGCGGACGTCTCGTGGCCAAGGTCACATGCGTCAACCTCGCGAAGGACGCGATCGACGACGCCACGTGTCGAAGCTGCCAACGTAGCGACGACCGGCGCACGCGCGAGGAGTACAAGAAGACCGACGAGTACAAGAAACAGCGCGAGCTCCTTGCGACCGATACGGGTTGGGAGCCGACATGACCCGCAAAGAAATCTACGCGGCCGTACTCGAGGCGATGCAACCCGCCGAAGAACTCAACGGACCCGAGGGCGACGAGTACCTCAGGCTGATGGCCGACATCGCTTGTGAGGCGACCAAACGCATCACGACGCAACTCGAACGCGGCTACGCGCCCAAGGTCACGATCTTCTTTCACGACCCGCTCTGCGGCATGAGCACGTGCTTCGGGCCGCCGGCGTGCAACTGCGCGTGCCACGAGGCAAAGCCGTGAGCCGCCATCGCGTTTGGGTTCACGATAGCGCCGGCGTTCACACGCCAAGCCACCCGCTCGGCTCGCGCCGCGCCGCGGAAGTCTTCGCCGCGAACCGTTCGCGCTTCCGGCGTGACTGCTTCGTGGTCGTCATCGTCGACGGCCAACAGCAAAAGCTCGTCGCCTACCGCAACGGGCGTCTCAGCGGATCGGTGTTCGACAATTCGTTCGATCCCGAACCGGTCATCGTGCAGGTTTCAGCCGATGGCCTCGTCTATGCTCTAGCGCAAAAGGTTTCCGCATGAAAAAGCAGATCGCACAAGCACGGGCCACGCCCGAACAACTCGCCGCGCTTCAACGTGCTCGCGACAAGAAGCACGGCATCGTCAAAGCCCGCGTCGAAGAAAACGTCTGGTGCCCGGTTCACGGGCTACTGAGAGACGAAACGAAGAAGTGCGACTGCAACGTCGTCGTGTCGAGTGACATCATCAAACGCTGCCCGAAGTGCGACAAGGAATTCACGAAGCTCACGTGGAAGCTTCTCGACTTCGCCTACTACATGGACGACGACGCGCCGGCGGACCCGGAGCATCCGGAGTGGGGCGAGCCGCAAGGCAGGCTCGAATTCCGCAACTGCGAGTGCGGCTCGACGATCGCCATTCCGACGAAACAACTGGAGGAGCCGTGAACCCCGAAGATTGGAAGAGCATTCACGACGAAGTCGACAAGGCGATCGACGCGTGCACGAACTTCAAAAAGACCCCGCCGCCGCCCGGCGCTGTCTTGTACGACGGCACGTCGAACGGCTGGCGCATCCTCGTGATCTCGTTCCCAATGCCCGGCCGCAACGGTAATGGGTACGACGGCTCAGCGAGCGGCATCCGGCAATGTGAGCTCGCGCTCGCTGCCCCGAAGCTGACCATCTACCGTCTCCCGCGCGAGATGGCAGAGAAAGCGTTCAAGCTCGCGGAAAGGCTGACGCACTCATGATCAGCGTCGGCGAAGCCATCGCAGCCATGACGTTCGTCACGTCGACTTCCTTGTGGCAGTGGTACAAGGCGCGACGCGCGCTCGCGAAAGCAAACAAGCGCATCGAGTGCTTGGAAGAACAACAGGGAGAGCCCAAGAGCGAGTCGTTGCCGGGCAGTGGTCCGTTCCGCACGAACGTGTTCGCACCGCACGAGTTCCCGCCGCGGCTTGAAAGCTCGAAACGGCTGTACCCGTACGCACCGGGCAGCAACAAGACCATCCACGTTTGCTGTCCGATGTGCGGCGGCATGGGCTTGCCGAAGGCGTGCCAGTGCAGCGATCACGCCGAGCCGCACCTTCACCAGAAGTGTGACAACGGCGGCTGCGGTTTTCGCTACGCGATGCAGAGCAGAATCGCATCCGAACGAGAAAAAGCCGAACGAGAGAAAGCGCAGAAAAAATGAGAGGCAACCCGAACGCAGAACGACTCTCCGCGAGGCTCCGCCTCACCGACAGGGAGGGCGCTCTCAAAGAGATCACCGACGCGATCAACAAGGCCGGCGGCAACGTTCAGGGCGCGGCCGACGAGCTTGGCATCGCGCGACGAACGCTCTTCATGTGGGCGAGCGAGTACAGCGAGATTTCCAACGCGCTGAAGAAGGCACGACGCAAGAAGGCGAAGGAGGCAACGTGAAAACTTTCTCAAAAATACTCGACGACCTCACCTCGTACATCGGCGTCGAGATTGTGGTCAATCACGTGCCGCCGGACGACATGATCAAGGCCGTGCTCTTTCAAGCGGTCGCGGGTTGCTACACCCGCGGCGAAAGCAAAGAGCAGTTTCTCGAACACTGCGCGACTTCTTGGGATCACGCGGTGTCGCTGGAAGAGAGAAAGAAGCTTTCATGATCGCCAAGCTCATTCTCTGGCTGTACTCGGTGATTTTTCCGCAGTGCATGGTCCACGTCTACACCGGCCCGATGCACGACTACACTGACGAATACTTCAGCGAGCAGCTCAACGCGGATTCATTCGCGCGGCGCGACATCGTTTTCAAACGCGACTTCAAGCGCGAGATGCGCATGCTCAGCATGCCGTTCGTATACGGCGTCGCGTGCCGGGAGACGCCATGAACCTGCAACTAGGCGAGCGAGAAATCACCGTCACCGTCGCCCGAACCGACCGAATCGCCGGAGGTGTCTCCATAGAATTTCGTGAGGTAACAAGCCCGAACTCGGCCATCGTGCAGTGCGTTCACCTCTCGAAAGATGAAGCCGAAAAATTGCTCCTCGATCTCAAGGAGATCCTCACATGAGCCGCGAAGCATTCCAGATCGCGCTGCTCCGAGCGCGCTACGAAGCGTGGGAGCGCATCGGCGAGGCCGTGCGCGAGCTCGCCGACACCGGCACGTGCGAAGAAGCGAAAGTCGTCGCCGCAGAGAACGCCGTCGCGATCCACAACGAAATCGCCAGCGCAGGAGCCGCGGAGTACGTGGGGTACAACATGTCGGTCGAGAAAAAAGTCATCGAGGCTTTTCAGCGCTTCCCGGAGCGGTCGTGATGCCGGCGTGGGGATGGATCGTGCTCTGCATCGGAGCGTTCTGCTTCGGCTGGACGCTCGGCGCCGACTGGCTTCGGAATCGCGGGCCGTTTCTCAAGTTTCGTCTGGCTGGCGAACGCATCAAGCCGTACCGAGACGACTATTTCGTTTGTGCCGAGCGCGGCGATGACGAAACCGGCGACGGCTCGAAAGAGAAACCGTTCAAGACACTGGCGCGACTCAAAAAGGAATTCGAGAAATGAACCGAGTTGAAGCAGCGGTCGCACTCATCACGCGATCCGACACCAAGATCCTCGTCGTGTGGAACAAGCGCTACGGGCGATGGGCGATGCCCGGCGGACGGGTCGAAGACGGCGAGACCCCGGTCGATGCCGTTTGCCGCGAGGTCACCGAAGAGACCGGCCTCGAAGTCAGAAATCTGATCCACATCTATGAAGGACCTCACAATGAAAGCGTCGCGTCGACGCGCGGTTCGTACGTGCACGTTTTTGCGGTGACGCCGATCGGCGAGCCACGCGAGCGCGAAGAGGGGTGTCCGATCACGTGGTTCTCGCGCGAAGAATTCCTGAAGTGGGGCCTCGCGCCGGACTTCTACCGAAAGATGTTCGACCGATGAGCGTGGTCAACCAAGCGCCCCCGCCCCCGTGGCTCAAGCCGGTCTACCTCGGACCTGAGGAGCCGCCGATACCGCTAATCACTTCGATGGTGGGACACTTCCCGCGTGAAGCTCGATACGACGCGACGATCACGCCCGAGGTGATCGTGTACGTGCAATGTGGGGGCGAACGCCGAACGTTCCTCTCGACGGGCTGGAAGAGGATTCGATGACCGACAAGAACCTCAAGCGCACCGACCTCTCACGCGATCAAGCGGAGGTCTACGACGCGATTCTCGAATGGACGCGCGGTCGGCTCAAGACCAAGCCCGCGCCGAAGAAGAAGCAGCTCTCGTTCGACTTCGATCAACCGCAGCGCTTGCTCACCGTCGGCGGCTACGCCGGCACCGGCAAGACGAGCCTGCTCGGCGTGTTCGCGAGCGACACGAAGATGCTCGTCGCGTACGTGACGTACACGGGCCGCGCGTCGAGCATTCTCCACCGCAAGCTCAAGGCGTCGGGCGCGAAGACGACGGGCCTCCAGCGTCCGAGCGAAAGCAACGACGACTACGACGATCGCTACTACGACGCGTCGCTTCCTCGCCGCGGCGGTCCGTCGTTCGTCGGAACGATCCATCGACTGCTCTACTCGCCGATCATCAACAAGCACGAAGAGCTGATCGGCTGGCGAAAGCGCGAAGAACTCGACCGCGAGTACGATCTCATCGTCGTCGACGAGGCGTCGATGGTCGGCGACGAGCTTCTCGAAGACCTCCAGAAGCATCGCGTGCCGATCCTCGCGGTCGGCGACCACGGTCAGCTTCCGCCGGTGATGGCGTCCGGTGAGCTGATGAAAGACCCCGAGCTCCGGCTGGAAAAGATCCATCGACAGGCCGAGAAGAACCCGATCATCGCGCTCTCGAAGGTCATCCGCGAAGACGGATTCCTCGACGACACGTTCGCGGACGGCAAACACATTCGCTTCCGGCCGAAGAAGAAGATCAAGGGCGTGCTCCGCAAGGCGTACAACAACCACCCGCCGATCCACGTTGGCATCATCTGCCACACGAACCGCCGGCGCATCCAACTCAACATGGCGGCTCGAGCCGCGCTCGGCTACAGCGGCGTGCCCTCCGGCGGCGAGATCGTGCTCTGCCTCAAGAACAACCCGCCTGTCTTCAACGGCATGCGCGGCATCGTCACGAAAGACGGCGCGGAGGACGAGGAGAGCCCGTGGTTGCTCCGCACGGCGGTGCAATTTCTAGATGAGAAGATCAACACCGGCGACATCGACATGTGCTGCGCGACGTTCAACCGCGAGCGGACCTTCTCTTCTATCGAGGAGATCCAAGCGCTCGGTATTCCGGTCAAGAAGTTCGGTGAAGCCGGTCTTCCGTACGACTTCGGCTACGCGATGACCTGCCACAAGGCGCAGGGCTCGCAGTTCAAACACGCGATCCTCTACCTCGATCGTCGTCCCGATCCGAACAGCGAAGACTGGCGCCGCTTCGCGTACACGGCCGTAACCCGCGCGTCAGAGAAGCTCACGGTGCTCGAATGAAGAACGTCGCAAAACCCGTATGGGGCTCACGCTCCGGTTGGCGTTCACGTCTCTACGCGATCTGGAACATTATTTTGGGCCGCAGTGTAATGTTCAATTGTTGGATCGAGTTCGACGCTCGTGGCGCGATCGGCTTCGACAAAAAAGTGTACATCGTCGCCGGCGGCTTTCGTCCGCGCCCGATCCCCGTGTACGCATCACCCGGCAACGACTGGTTCAAGCCATGAGCGACGACATCGACAAGGCGACACGAGCGTTTCTGCTCGACATCGCAGAGTTCGACGGTACGCCGGACGAAGCGAAGAAGTTCGACGAGCTCGTCGAGATGACGGCCAAGTTCGTGAGGGAACAAATCAAGATCGCTTCGACACCGGCAGTCCCGGACGTGGTCTTCACCGTTCTATTTCACAAAGACCTCTTTCAAGAGGACGCGATCGACATTGACAGCGCGATCAAGACGCTCGCGGTCATCGCGGCGCGTCGTGGTGGCGGCATCATCATCAAGTCGAGCAAAGCAGACGGCACACAAGCCAGTGTGCCCGTGTTGGTCCCGATGCTCGCACCCGACAAGAGCGTCAACTGATGGTCATGTACATTCGAGAGATCAAAGTTCGCGTCTACATCGACACGAACAAGGACACGCACGACGAGGAGCATCGACCGCAAGAGGACGAATCCCTTCCCGACATGCTTCGTCGCCTCGCCGACGAATACGAAGAACACTGGATGGTCCGGAGAGATTGATGGAGATCATCCGCTACGACCGCTATTCGTACGGCATCCACGCCGACTACTCGAACGCCCTTCGCGAGATCGCGCGCGGGACGCCGGGCATGCAGTGGGATGGCACAAAGCGTGCGTGGGTCGGATGGCCCGATGCCGTGCGCGCGTGTGCTCGTCGACTTCAAAAAGAGACGACACTCGAAGTTGAGGGCAAGCTTCCGAGTAGAAAATACACCGCGCGCGTTATCGACCCGGCGCTCACCTCCGATCTGCGGGGGTACCAGAAGGTTGGCGTCGACTTCCTCGTGCGCCACGCTTCGGGCGGCGCGCTGCTCGCCGACGACCTCGGACTCGGCAAGACGGTGCAGACGTGTCGTTCGTTGATGGCGTTTCGTAAAGACGCGGTCGTCGTCTGTCCGATGTTCGTGCGCGACACGTGGCTTCGCGAGATCAAGAAGTGGATGGGCGACGACGTTCGCGTCATCGAGCTCGATGGCACGAAGCCGAAGCGGCCCGTGTGCCCTGTACCTTGCGAGATCTATCGCGGTAAAAAGGAATGCCCCGCGCACGGCAGCGAGCCGTGTCCGTACTGCTCCTGCGCTGGTCGCCAGACGATCTACCTCGTGCACTACGACATCGTCTACGCGTGGACCGATGTTCTTCGAGAGTCGACGGTGAAAGCGCTCGTGCTCGACGAGATCCAGATGCTTCAGTCGGCAGACAGCCGGCGGAGTCAGTCGTGTCGCAGCATCGCGATGGGCTGCAAGTACCGCATCGGGCTCTCGGGCACGCCGATGACGAATCGCCCGGCCGATCTCTGGAATCCGATCGACGTGCTCAGCCCCGGTCGCTTCGGGCGCGATTGGGACTTCTACCGTCGCTACTGCGATGCGAAGCAAATCACGATCGAGACGCGCTCGCAGGGTCAGATCACGGTGTGGAACAAGGACGGTGCGTCGCACCTCAAGGAGCTTCGCAGCCGGCTGAAGTTCTTCATGCTCCACCGAACGAAGAGCGACGTGCGCATGGAGCTTCCGCCGCGCACGAGGCAGATGGTCGGCGTGACCGTCGCCAAGAACTACCAAGCGCTGCCGTCGAAGGCGATCAAGGGCTCGAAGAAGTGGCTGCGCCGAGCGTTCGCGATCGCGGCTGACGGGAAGATTCCGCAAGCGGTCGATCTCATCGAGAGCCACGTCAGGAACGGCAGCAAGGTCGTCGTCTACTCGCACCGCAAGGTCGTCGCCGAACTAGTGACGGCGATGCTGATGAAGAAGAAGATCGACGCGCGCACGATCACGGGCAAGCTCAATCGCCGGCAGCGCACGAAGTTCATCGACGAGCGGCACGACGTGCTCTCGTGCACGATGGACTCGGTGCAGGTCGGTATCGATCTGAGTTACGCCGACGTCGCCGTGTTCGTCGAGCTCGACTACGTGCCGAGCAAGCTCTTGCAGTGCGAAGGCCGCGTCTACCGCTTCGGACAGAAGAAGCGGACGCTCGTCCAGTACGTGATCGCGAAGGACACCGCCGACGAGACGGTGCGCGACGCCGTGCTTCTCAAGCTGGAGAACTTCGAGAAGGTCATCGGCGAGACCGACGACGAGCTCGAGGAGGATCTCGCGGCGACGAAGCTCTCGACACCGAAGCAGCTTCGGTCGCTGGCGATGAAGGTGAAGGAACAATCAAGAAAGTGGGCAGCATGAAAGCGTTTTTCTTCGGGTATCGAAAAGGCTCGGGTCACGTTTTGATCGTGCCGGGTGGCCAGTCGGCGTTTCACGCGGGCTTTCAAGAAGAAGATCGCACCATCGTTCACGTGTTCAAGGGGCACGTCGATGGCGGCCTCGCGCCGAAGTGGTCCGGCACGAAAGAGACGATCACGTTCACGGCGAACTGGGATCACGCCAGCGACGAGTATCGCCGCGTCGAGTACCGCCTCACGGAGATGCCTCAAGGGCACTACTTGATCCATCACGCGAACGGCTACACGTACATGTCGTGGTGGGATCGTACGCAGGGCGACACGCGCGGAGCGTGCAACAGCAACTTCATTCTCGAAGGCACGCACGACGCGGTGAAGATGTTCGACGAGCTCGTCGTTCACTTTCCACACGTTGTGGAGAACCTGCGGAAAGCCGAAGTCTCGCTTCGTCAGGTGGTGCTGCCGTGAGCGAGAAAATCGCCGTGCGCGTGCTGCGTTGTCTTTGCGGCAAGCGCGGGAAATACATCAATGGGTGGTGCGGCGCGTGCCACTACGGCTACATGATGACGCTCACGTATGCCGAACGGACGCGCGGCATCCGATGGGGATTCGGCGAGCCGCCGAAGGAGAACGACCGATGATCGCTACGATCATCATCGCGGCGGTGTTTTTCGTGTCGGGCTTTGGCTTCGGCTGGTGCCTTCGTGGCGATCGTCGCTACGTGGTGCGCGAGCGCGACATCACGCGAAGGGTTTGGCCCGAGATCGAGCGGGAGATTTTCGAGGGGCTTGCACGTGAACGTGCAGCGCTGCAACAGAAGAAGGACAAGGAGAGAAGTCGATGGAATTGAAGGGGATGTTTCTGCTCTTGCTCACCGCGTGCGGCCCGGACGCATTCTTCACCATTGGGCCGCTCGTGCCCAACGACGCCGGCGATGCCGAAACGAGCGCGCCTGATCTCGACGCCGGCGACGCGCGCGTCGATGTGCAAGGCGACTCGAGTGCCGAGGCCGCGGTCGACGCCGGCGACGGCTCGTGTCTCGATGGTACCGAGGCGTGCACCGACGCGTGGATGTCGTACTGCGCGCGCGTGAAGACGTGCTGCAACGGAGGATGCGCGAATTCGTGGCAGAACAACGGCGGCGCCGAGTGCTACCAGAACTTTTTCGGTGGAAGTGGCATCGCGTGGTGCTCGAACAATCGGAGCTCGGACATGCGGTGCGCCGAGAAGTGCATCAGCGACATTCAGAACGTGAGCTGCACGACGATCAAGTCGACCAACGGGCTCTGGATGGTCTCATCGACCTGCAATACGTACTGGCAGTGATGCCAAAGCCGATTCCGCTTCACTTCGAGTGCGTCGCTTGTCAGGCGGAGATCAACGAAGCCGAAGGGGCTCAAGGCGCGCTCGCCGTGTTGATTTTGGTCACCGAGTTCGATGCGGAAACTATCGTGAAGCAGCTTTGCTTTTCACATCGCCGGCAGTTCGAGCGCGCGAAAGCCGAAAAGGGCTAGTCGTCGCAGCGATACGGCCACTCGACTTTTTCGTAGAGCTTGATCGCGAGGTTGTACCGCTTTCGTGCGGGGCCAGCGGTACCGGCGTAGCTGAAAAGAGGCTCGTCTTTGTTGGCCTTCAACGAGTCCCGCATGATCTCGCGACCCGCGCGAGCGCACGCGAGCGGATCCTTCATCAGCTCCTCGGGGGTGTACCCCTTTACCCGGTCGATGCCGTCCGCGAAGTGCACCTGGAGAAAGCAGAAAGAGGTCGGTTTGCTCCCTTCTTCCTTGCCGCACCCCGGCCAACCCGGCGGCTTGTCCTTACAATCGCCCGCGATTTGCTTGTAGCCGCTCTCGAAGACGCCAATCGCCGTCATCAGAGCCGCCGTTCGGCGCTCGTTGTTGCCGCCCTTGAATTCCAGCGGTTTTTCATTGCTGGCAGTCGCGATCGCGACGGCGATGTCCTTCGGCGTCACACCGACAATCGTCCCAACCGACAGCCATGCGACGACCATCGCCTTCAAAGTCCAGGTGGTGAGCTGTTCGATCATGCCCGGACCCTAATCCAGCCTTGCGTGCGGCGCAAAAGTGCGCGTATTCTCTCGCCATGGGTAGCCCGTCCGAAAAAGAAGCCGATCTCCAAGCACGTGTCGAACGCCTCGAGCAACTGCTCGCGATCTTGCAAGGCCAGAGCGGTGCTCTCGGATTGCAAACGCCCGGCGCGGCGCGCAACGTCATCAACTCCGCACTGCCCGCGTACACGTACTCGAACGGTGTGATCACCGGCAACGCAGTCGGCGCGATGGGCGCGAAGGACGGCGTGCTCAACGTCGCGAACGACGTCGTCTTCCTCCCTGGAGGAATCGCGGTCGTCGCATCGCAGCAAGGTGCGTACGTCGTCACCAACCCCGGAAGCGCGACCGAAGCGTTCGTGCTCACGCGCGTTTCGTGGATGCCCGAGGGCGCCACCATCAAAACCGGCTACCTCGTCCGCATGGGCGGTGAGGGCACCGTCTTCCAGAACACCGTTTGGGAGTCGATGGCCGTTGCAGAAGAGTTCGTGGTCGGCGCGATCGACTCGCAGTTCTTCCCGCAGAAGGTCGAGATTCGAGCGCAGCTCGTGGGTGGACAAATCGCCGGTCTCGCGACCGTGCCGATTCTCTCGACGAGCAGCTACATCGGCCTCACGCGCGCGGTGTTCGACACCGGCGCGGCGACGGTCATGTACGCCGCAACTGTCGGTGGCGTCGAAGGCATCACGCCCGGCTATCTCGGAACCGCAGCGCTCACCGTCCAAGCGGTCATCGCGGCAGGCACGATCAACGCGGCCGACGTTTCGACGCTGCACATCCTGATCACCAACGGCCAGCGCTAACGTTGCTCTTACCGTGGGTCAGCGTGTAAGCTGACGCCATGGGCGCACCGAACGAGAAAGAATCCGACCTCCGAGCTCGTGTCGAACGGCTCGAGCACCTCCTCGCCATGTTGCAGGGAGGCAGTGCACCGGGTCAGACCTTTGCCGGTCCCATCGTCGCGAACGAAGCGGCAATGGTCGCGCTCACCGGCATTCAAGACGGTGAGCAGGTCTTCGTTCTGAGCCACCGCTCGATCTGGACGAAGCGAAACGGCGTCGCCGGCACACAAGGTGTCCCGCCGCTCTTTCCACACGAGGTCGATCAAGCCACCGACCTCACCGGCGTCTTTGCCCGAACGCCATATTCCGATCCCGCGCTCCGTACCGGCATCAACGACGTCTTCATCGATCCGGCGAATCCAGCGGCAGACGATGAGAATGATGGCCTCACTGCGCTGACACCGCTCGCGACAGGCTACGAGCTTTTCCGCCGCTGGGGTTGGGGCGCATCGAAACCGATCGTTGGACCAAACCTCGCGACGTCGCCCGACGGTTTCACAAACGTCCACATTCAAAGCGCCATCCTTTCGCCCGACACGCTTCCGGTGCGCATCACGATCGCGACCAACGGCAGCATGCGCTTCATTGGCGGCGCGCCGACGACGATTCGCGCGGGAACACTCACCGCTGCGAGCGTCGCAATGAATGCGGCAGTACCGCTCGGGGGAACGCGCCTTCGACTCACCGACGCCGCTGTCGTTTCGTGGGTCCCGGACATGGCCCCGAATCGTCGCGGTCGAATCACAACGGGGGCGCAAGCCGGCGCGACCTTCCAACCACAAAGCAATGTCGGAGCTGGCGGCGCTGTCGATTGCAGCGCAGCGCAAACAACCAACGAGCCGGGCTTCAGCCAAGTGCCGACGACCGTCACGCCGGCTGCGGGCAGTGCCTACGTGATCGAAGCGCTCGTGCAGTGCAACTTCGGTCAAGTGGAGATCACGCAAGAGCAAAATCCTGATTTCGGTGGGTTCAACAGCTTCATCAACTTCATCGATCTGAATTTCCCCGTCATCGGAACAAACGCTGTCGGGTGGGAACCCGTCACGGCAGCGGGCACATTCAGCCAACCGTTCTTCAATTTCTACCAGTGCACGTTCGAGCGAAACCTCGATGTCACCTCGTGCTCCTCCGTGCAGCTCATCGCTTGCTACTTCTTCAACATGCTCGTGCTCAACTACTGCACGGGCGGCATTCAAGCGGTCAACGGCGGTGGGATGAATTCCATCGCGCCTGGCGTCTCGGGCGTCAAATGGGCGGCGGTCAGTGATCAGAGCTTGCTCGATTTCAACTTCGTCGCGAACCACTCCCTGATCAACCTGATGGGGAATTCGGTCGGAGGCGGGTTCGCGTCGTGGAACGCTGACACTCTTGCCGGGTACAACACCGCAGGGCACGGCGTGATCGTCGGCGTTCGAGGCTTCGCAGGAATGCGCGCGCAAGTCACCTTCGCCAGACTCGTTTGGGGAAACGGCAACGCTGGCGCCGGTCTTCTCATCGGTGCGAATTGCAATGGAACCGGCGCGCCACAAAACATCACCGGGGTACAGAGCGACTTCAAGCTCGGCAACAAGCTCGTCGGTTGGTGGTTCAACGATGCGACGGCGGCGTACAATCCGATCGGCGGTAGCGTCGCGACGACATGGGCAGCTCTCGCAGCGGCCGAAGGTGCAGCGGGCTTCGGCGGAAACGCCCACGAGCTCGACTCGAACAGCCACTTTGCCGCAGCCGAGACGACAGCGTAAGGAGAGTCATGGGTACCTATCGAGAAGCAATTCAGCATGCGCGCGTAGGCGGTACGGCGCGCTGCGGCGGCAAAGAGATTCGGTTTCTCACCTTCGAGGAAGCGGAGCCGATCATCTTGGATGCAATCCCATCGCGTCGAACGGTTATCGGCGCAAATGGAAAACCGCTTATCGAGGACACCAAGATCGTGGTCGAGACGTTCGCTGACCCGAACTTCGACACGAAGAAGTTCGGTCTCTACGACGTTGGCGTACACCCTGCCGCTCCGTTCACTCCAAGCGACGAGGACATCTACCTTCCCCTCGAGCACGATGACGAGGGCAATCCGAAGCCGCGCGCGCTTCGAGCCGACTGGGAGCTTCTCAGCGACGAAAAACCTGAAGTCGTCGAGCCCGAAGTCGTCGCACCCGAAGTCGTCGACGAGGCGCTCAGCGAAACGATCCCCGAAACACTCGGCGCGATCGACACGGAGCCACCGCAATGATTCAGGTCGGCGACATACTTCTCCTCACGGACACGGCCACACTCGTCCAAGTCATCGACGGCAACGATGACGACGGATGGGATTGTCTCAACGAGCAGCACGGCGTGCTCTTCAAGATCGGCGACACCGCTGCACTGCAAGCGCAAGCCACTTTCGGTGCAACGCCCGAGGCCGATCGCCCGGCGCCCGGCACGCTCGTTTGCACGTTTGCGTCGAAGCCTACCGCGAAGTGGAACCTCGACGGCTACGCGACAACCCCCGCATTCGGCCCCGGTCAGATTTGGGCCGTTCTCACCAACATCGACGACCCCACGATCTCGTGCTTCGTCGATCAAAACAGCATTTTCCTTCCATCCGGTGCGCCATGAACGACAAACAGAAAAAGTGCTCTGGCTTCCCCGGCAAGCCGGGCGAATGCAAAGCGGCAGCGACCGCCGTGGTGATCCGCGCGCGCCAGCACGTGTGTGAGGAGCACGCGAAGCAGGCCGAAGCCAAAAAGTTCCAAGCGCAGCGCGCGGAGAAAAAGTCATGACCACGCTTGGACAGTTCGTAGGCTTCGCGGGACGAAGCGTCGGTTCCGTGATCGACGGATCGGGCACGGACGCTGATCCGTGGAAGTTCGAGTTTCAGAGCAAGGACGGCGGCTCCACCTCCGTGGAGGTCCGCGACGAGACGGGCTTCTACTTCGAGTACATTCCGCTGCTCGACACGCCAGCCGGCTATCACGCCGCAGGTGATCTCGTCGACTTCAGGCCCGTCGAAGCAGTCTTTCAAGGCTTCGTCGGCGGTCCCTACCCCAAGGGCGTCGTCTCGCGAACGCTTCAGGTCTTCGGCTGGGTGAACTACACCTTCCACTACAACGGCGAGGCGTATCCGAACACGACCGATCCGTACGCTGTCCTCGCAGATCCCGACAACGCGGGCTGCTACATTCTCGCCAATCTCCTCGAGCTCGAAAATCTCACGCCCGTCGCCGCATGATGACCCCCAACGAGCTCGCCAGGCTCGAGCGGCTCGAGTTGCTCGTTGGCCTTCTCCAGAATTCATCTGGAATCGAGCCGCTCATCGGCGACGTCAACGGCCCGAGCAACGCGAACGCGCTCACGCAGATTGCCGCTCTCGCCGGCGGCGGCAACCAGCTCGTCGGCGTGGACAACGCCGGCTTCATCACTGTCGGTGTCGTCCCGCCGCCCGGCCCACAAGCAATGGGTGGCGACGTCACGGGCACCACGGCTGCCAGCGTCATCTCGAAAATCCAAGCGCTCGCGGGCGGTGGTGTTCGCTTCGTAGCGGTCGACAACGCCGGCAACGTCGGCACGGCGGTTCCGCCCGCGCCGCCGGCGAACTACCCGATGGGTGGCGACGTCACGGGCACCACCAGCGCCTCCACCGTCGTGAAGATCAACGGCGCTTCCGTACCTGTTTCCGGCGCGCTCACGACAGGCAATCTTCTGCAAGTCACGGGAGCAGCGGCACTCGGCTACGCGGCGCTCAACCTTGCAGGCGGAGCCAACTTCGTCACCGGCGTTTTGCCGGAAGCGAATCAAGCCGATCAGACCATGGGCGGCGACGTCACTGGCTCGACGAGCGCTGCGACCGTCGTCAAGGTCAACGGTGCGACCGTCCCGGCAGCCGGCGCACTGACTCCTGGCAACTCGCTGCTCGTCACGGGTGCAGGCGCGCTCGGCTACGGCGCAGTGAATCTCGCTGGCGGTGCAGCGTCCGTCACCGGCGTCCTTCCCGAGGCGAACCAGGCCGACCAAACGATGGCCGGCGACGTCACGGGTTCAACAGGCGCGAGCGTTCTCTCGAAGATTGCGGCACTCGGTGGAAGCGGCACGGTTGCCGTCAACGTAGACAACGCAGGCAATGTCATCTCGGGCGGCGCGCCGGCGACGGCCGATCCGTTTGCTTTTCTCTCGACAACCACGGACAACCTCGTCGCATCGTCGGCGGTGAAGAACTACGACTTCGATCTCTCGGGCGCTGCGTTCACGAACAAGCTGATCCGCATGCGTGCGCGTGGCTACGCGACGACGAAAGACACGGGCGGCGTTGCGGGTGCGAACCTTACGGGCAGCGCGCACGTGCAGACCGATGCGGTCTACGAGAACAAGAACGGCACGGTGACGTTCGTGTCGGCTGCCGCCGGCGGCGCCGCGAACCCGATGCCGGCAGTCAACAACGAGATGACCCTTCAACCGCAAGCATGCGATGCGGCGCTTCAGTCGGGCGGCGGCGCGCCTCCCAACCTCGCGTGGACGGTAACGGGCGGAACGACCGCGCGCTTACAGCTCACGGCTACGAACAACGTGAACCGCGGAAGCTGGGAGATCGACGTATACCAACGCGTGAAGGCGGCTCCATGAAGTGCGATTGGTGCGGAAAAAGCGTCGACAGCCTCGCGGCAACCCTTCTGGATGCGCTCGATGGCGGCCCGTGGCGCTGCGACGAATGCCGCATGCGTGGTCACTGCAACGATTGCGGGGGCCCGTGCAAAGGCCACACGCGCGATTTCTGCGACGCCCGCTGGCCAGAAGTGAAGTGCACGCATCCACCGGGCTCGCGGCGATGCGACCACACGACGCTTCACGATGACGACGAGACGTCGGAGCAAGCGCGCGAAGCCAAGAGGCTGAAAACGCGCCGATACTCGAAAGACGCCTAGTCGTCGGGATCGTCGATCGCTTCCATCACGATTGTGTCGAGGTCTTCGAGTCTCGGACCCGCCGCGGGCTCCGTGATGACGTTCGCATCCTGAACCGTCTTCTCGATGTCGGCCGAGATTTTCAAAAGTTCATCGCCAGACATCTTGAGGAGTTTTTCGAGTGTCAGTCCTGACACCGTACCGCGCACTTCCAACAGAGCGCGGATGACGCAACGACGTCGATGCGGACTCATGGGTCGGATCATACCTGCCGCATGGTAGATTGAACCATGCCGCCGACGTCGCCCTGGGACAAACTTCTCGAACACGGCGTTCTGGGAATTGTCCTCCTGATTGCGCTCTACGTGATCTCGTACCTTTGGCGACGACTCAATCAAGAGCGCGATGCGAAAGACGAGATGCAAAAAGCGCACGCCGCTGCAATGTTGGCGCAGCAAAAAGAGCACACTGCGACGATCGCGGCGCTTCAAGAGCAACGGCTTCAGAGCACGGAAAAAATAACCGGGGCGCTCATCAATGCGACCGCTGCCGTGAACAAATCGGCTGAAACCGGTAGCGAGACCAACGATCTCTTGCGTTCGATCGCGAACGACTATCAGAATAGGCATCGGGGGCCACCACGATGACGCAACAACAGCCACCAAAAACACCGAGTCTTCCACCGAAGTCAAAGGAAGAAGAAGACGCGGAAGCGAAGCTCGACGCCGCGTGCGCCGACCTGGACAAGGGTGCGCAAAAACTCGATGCATCCGCGACGAAAATTCGTCGAACGATCTCCGACTCGAAGATGCGCGCCGTTCGGCTGCCAACACCGAGCCAGATCGAGCTCGATCCCAAGCCTCTGCCGAAGTGATGTAACCTAGGTGCATGCGCACCTTGTTCATCCCGCTCCTCGCCTTCTCCACGGCGTGCCACGACGAATCGAAACCTGTCGTTACGCCAAACGGCCCCTCGGCAGATTGCAGCGCTGAGCGTATCCAGCAAGAGCTGGAGTGCGTGAAAACGAACTCGACGCGCGCCGGCGCCGACAAGTGCATCGCCGATCTACCGAAGAAGGACTGCACGAAGCTCGCGCCTGACGGAGGTGCGTGATGGGACTCCTTGATCCGAAAGACATCATCGAGATGATCCCGGTGGCGATCGGCACGGCGCAAAAACTCGTCGGTTTGATCTCGCCCAAGGCGGCTTCGGCAGTCGGCTTCGGCGGCCAAGTCGCGCTCTACGTCATCGACGCGGAGCAGAAGGGCATGACGCCCGAGGCGATCGTCGCCGGCGTGGGCGAGTTGTACGTCGGGCTCGTCGAGGATTTGAAGTACGGAGTCCCGTGAGCGAGAAGCGCCCGTGGTCGACGAAGAGTGCGGCGCATCGCTTCGGGTTCGTGGCGTGCCCGAACTGCAACCCGAAGGGCTTGCCGTCCGGCGAGATTTTCATCATGTGCGCGGTCTGCTGGGAGCCGGAAGAGAACACCCATCGACGCTTCATCCTGCGCGAGAAAGCCGAAGAGTGGGCGCGCGATCGCGGGCTTTCGGAGGACGACATCACGACGTCGCCCGAAGCGCGAAGCGCCATGTCGAATCCGCCGGCGCTTCCCGGCTCCGGCGATCGCATCCCCGACACGGAGCCAGCACCGTTCAAGCCGCCAATTCCGCGTGAGGACGACGAATACCACGAGCTCATCGACTCCGATCCCGTCCCGAAGAAGTGGTAGTCTTCGGCCATGGCCAAGTTCGACTCGAAGGACTTCTGGATCGCCGCCGGCGGTGCGCTGGCATTTCTACTTGGCTGGCGTCGCCTCTCCGGCGTGATCTGGGGCATCGGCGGCATCTACGAGTACAGCAAAGGCCACAAGGTCGCCGGCAGTCTCGGCATGGCGGGCGGTGCCTCCTTCGTGCTCTTCCCGGATTGGCCGGGATCGCTCGCGGACTTCGCGCGCGCGAAGTTGAGCAGTTCGGGCTCGAGCTCGTCGGCGCCCAAGCAATTGCCCGCGCCCCAAGAGCTTCAGATCCAACCGTTCCAGCGCACGAGCTACCCCACCCTCGATCGTGATCTCGACGGCGACTGGCGCATGCTCGACGTGCGCGACATCCGCGACAAGTCCGTCAAGGAACGCGCGAACGGTCTCAAGCCCGGCGACGTCGCGAGCCTGGTGCTCCAAAACAAGAACGGTCCATACATGGTCTTCAACGCGCGCGTGATCAGCGGCGGCAACGGCATCATGTACGCTGGACAGTGGGCCTCCGGACCGCCCAAGAGCGGACCGCAAATGGCAGAGTTCGGACCCGAGCACATCTTCACTATTCACTGATGCGATCCGCGCAGTCACCGCAAAAGAGCGTGTTGGCACCGAGAGTCATCGAGAACTTCGAGGACATCGAGACCGAGGCCGATGCACTCGTGTGGCTGAATGACAACGAAGACATCGCGTACGGCGAAGCGGACGATCTCATCAAGTCGTTCCCGGAAATGTTTCGGCTCGTGCCGTACATGGTAGAAAACGAGTACGAAACGGATCTCGCGCTCACGTCGAATCGACGTAGCTGGATCCGCGAGTACGAAAAGACCAAGGGCGTCAACTGGTGGGAAGACGACGACGGCCGCTTCTTCGTGCGCATTCTCGATGACGACGGCGCAACAACGTCCGAAGCCGACGACGCCGAGAAGCTCGATGACTACCCCCTTTTCGATGAGGAGGATCACTCCAATCTGGAGATGGAGACGCAGGCCGAGAATTGGAACGACTACGGACGACAAGAGCTACGCGACAAAATCGAAGAGGAAGCGAACGAAGTCGACGCCGAAGCGATCGAGCGGTTGATGCTCACCATCGACGACGAAACGCTCGACAAGTACGTCCACGCGATTTGGGAAGACAAGGGTCAATACCCCGAGCAAGAGCAGGGCGGCGGCACTATCTTCCCGAAGATCCTCGCGAACTGGGATGGCTCCGTCCTCGAGCTCGGCGATCTGTTCAGCCTTGCGGATCACGGCTACACCGTCGCGATACAACTGACGCCAGCCGCGTTCGACCGCAACGGCCGGCTCTTGTTGCGTCCGCAAGACGTTCCGCGCTCGATGCGCGCGCTCATCGACAATCCGAAGTCCACGCTGGAGATACCCTACGAGGGCGCGATCTGCGACTCGCCGTACTTCGCGTGCACGTGGACGGGCGGGAAGGAAGAACCGCAGCTAAAATTACCGGGCGTGGCCGAACGACGAAAGAGGCGGGCATGATTCGCGGACCAGACGTTTCAGCGTACCAACCGAACGTTCTCTGGAAGAAAGTTCGCGACGCCGGCGCCGAGTTCTCGATCATCAAAGTCACCGACGGCAACAACTACACGAACCCGCTCGCGAAGGCGCAAGTGCTCGGCGCGTTCGCGGTCGGCTTGCTGGTGATGCTTTATCACTTCGCGCAGCCCAACGGAAAACCGGGCGACCTCGAATCGTGGAAAGCGGACGCGCGCGCGGAAGCGAAGCGGCTCGATGATCTCGCCGACGAGTTCGAGGGCGCACTCGGTACATATCCTGTCGGTCATCCGCGTCAGGGCGAAGCGATCAAGCTCTTCTGCTTTCTCGACGTCGAGCGCAACACACCGCTCACTGCGGAAGAGAGACCGTACTGGCGAGCGTGGTGCAACGAGTTCCGCCGGTGGTGCCGCGAAGAGGGCAAGCGCGTGATCGGCTTCTACAGCGGGAAGTTCTTCACGATGGATCTCGGCTTCGACTCGAGCTGGTCGCAGACGATTCTCTGGGTCGCGCAATACCCACGCCCGTACAGAGAGGACGCGAACTACGGCTACTGGCCAAAAACGATTGTGCCGTGGTGGCGCGGGGACATCTGGCAGGACGGTGGGGGCATGTCGAACGCCGCCGGCGGCAACGAATCGAAGTGGCCCGGCGTCGGCGACGGCAGCACGTTTTCCGACGTCAATGTGTTCGCCGGTTCACGCTCGGAGCTCGAAGAATTGCTTCAAGCCGCCGCGTGACGCTGGTATAGTTGGGCTGGTGCTCGACGACTGAGCCCGTGACCAAAAGGGGATGCAATGAACAAGGAACCGCTTGCGCGCGGCGTGGTGCACTGATGCCGCTCATCGAATCCGTTTTCACCACCGGACAAGACCCTGAGCAGCTTGTTGCGCGCGTACGTGTAGACCGCACTGAAGTCATCCGAAACGGTGACGTCTTTCCGCACTTCGCCGGCCACCAATACTACGCGCTCAGCACGATGCGACTGATCGACGGACCGGAGGGCGAGTGGCGCGGCTCTCCAACGGAGCACGAGCTCCCGTGGCCATCGGACACGAGGTTGGTCGAAGTCGTCGTGCGCCCCATCAACGGATCCGCACGAGTGTTCACCTCGCGTGCACCGGGACACGGAAAACGTGGGCCAAAGCCAAAATCCAACGGCGTGATCCCCCACGAGCCCTTTTCCAGCGACAAAGCAGCGGAGTAGCGACCTCGAGCGTGTTCGGCTAGTCTCGGCACGTGGCCACCCCGCTCGCCTTCGCCGCGGCCGTTCTCGACCGGCTGGGGCTGTCCAGGACCGAAAACCGGCTCGTAGGGCTGGTTGCCTTCGTCGCCATCGAGGGCGGGCATTGGCACGACAGCGCGCGGTTCAACCCGCTCAACACCATGAAGAGCGCTCCGGGCGCGACCCAGGCGCCGGGGCTCCTCACGGGCATCAAGTCGTACCCGGATTGGCAGACGGGCATCAATGCGACCGCCGCAACGATCGTGCAAAGCAACATGCACTCGATCGCCCAAGCGTTGAAAGATGACGTCGACCCGCGATCGTTTCTCCGTGCCGTGACGCAGTCCGCGTGGTGTCCTGGGTGCGACTACACGCCGTTCGACCCGTACGCGCTCTACAAAGCGAAGGCGAACGAGAACGACTCCAGCGCTCTCGCGTACAGCGCGAGCGGCACGAACTGGAAAACCGTAGCGGTCGTCGGCGGCATCTTCGCCGGCGCCGGCGCGGCGGTGTGGTGGGTCAAGAAACGCTTTCTGAGGTGATGACAATGCAAGGTCTTCAAAAAACAGTTCACGCCGACACGGAGTTCTGGTCCCTGCCGCCGAACTACCCGAACGCGATCATGGCCTACAAGCTCCCGGCGGGAGTGAAGATTCGGCCCGACGCCCAAGGCACCGAGCGTGACGGCTACGCGCACGTGTACGATCCGGCGAACAAAGAAGGTTGGATCGCGGTCGGCGACCTCACACCGTTCGAGGACTCTGTTCGTACGCCGATTCCGACGCCGGCGCCCGCGCCGAAGCCGTCGACGCCACCGCCCGCGTCCAACAGCTCGATGATCGGCTCCGGCATCGACTGGAAGACCGTCGGTTACGCCGCTGGTGCGGTGGGCGGTGCGTTGCTGCTCTTCGGCGGCGCCGCGTACTACCTCAAGAAGCGCCGCCGGCGCTGAGCCTTCTTTTTTCGTCGACGCCGCGGCTTCAACGCGTACATCGCATTGAGCAACTCTTCGAGCACGAGCGACGGGGGCATCCTCGCGGGAAACGGGTGGATGCGCTTGAAGTCCTTGTCGAACTGATCGCGCTCCTTTTTCGTGAGCTTTACTCGTCGGTTCACGACGCTTCGCCGCGACGAATCAATGCCATGATTTGACTGTCGGGCCGTACCTTCGGTTTCATCCACTCGACGGTTTGCTGCCATGCGCTCGCGAGTGCGCTGTCAAAGTCGGCACCACCCGCTCTCACGATGACATCGAAGGTGACTTCCATGCGCGGACCAACACTTTTGTGCGCGCGGCGCAGCCACTTGTCCGTGAATACTTCTCGGTGTGAAATCTCTTCGAGCACTACAACGTCGTAACCGATGATGGACGTACCGGCGCCACCAGGACGACGCCCGCTCGCGATGACGGAGTAGCGGTGCTTCTCGTCAGAAGCGTTGGTCCAAATCTCGACGAGCAATCCTACCGTTTTCATTCGTCCGTCCAGCGCTCGACCTCGCCGCTGGGCTTCGCGCACTCGTGGTGCCCGTCGTGAAGCTTCCAGAGCGTACAGCGGACGTATTGCATGGGCTGAACCATAAGGGCCGGCATCATCTGCGCCACGCCCGCTCGATAGCGCGGCGTGTGACACGGCAAGCGAGCGAACGCATAGGCGACTTGCAAAATCGGACGTCCGAAGCGCTTCAGCACTCCGACGAAAATGCCGAGCAGCACGAACATCAACACCCACTCGATCCAGCTCATGATTTCTTCTCGCCTTCCGTGATTGTCATGACAGCGCACTCGCGACACATCGGCCGCATCGTGAAGTCCGAGCCGCCGAAGAGACGCTTGCCGCATTTGCACAAGCCCCTCGGGGGTGCCTGCGGGTAGAGGCGCTTGCGTTTGCCGGCCTCATCGACGGTGATGCCTTCGCAAAGGTAGATCTGTTTGCACTCCTTGCACACGACGTCGCCGCGCCACTCGACCACACCGTGAACGCCGCACGTCACGGTGAGAACGACGTAGAGCCGACCACCGCATCCGCCGTGCTCTCCGGGCGTCGTGAGCATCAGATCGTCGTCAGCGACCTCGATGTCTTCGTCGCACTTCTCGCAGCGGAGCGTCTTCATCGATCCTTCGACACGGTGTACGTGCCGTCCACGAACCACTTCTCGATCTTGACGCCGTCCGTTGAAATCGTGATGACCAGCGCCATCAGATCGTCGGTGAGGGTCTCCGCGTTGCCCGTTTCGAGAAGGGCTTTGTCGCTCGCCGCTTTCGCGCGCGCAGCGTTCTCCGCGACGTCGTTCCACGAGTCGCCGCTCACATCGAGATTGATCGCAAATCGTTTCACGAGACCTCCAAGAGCGGGGATGCGGGAAGCCAACCCGCTGCTCGCCTTCCACCCGGCGAGCCCGTGCACCCCGGCACGAGAGGGACTCGAACCCTCGGACGCCTCATGCCCGCCCCGTGAGCTTCGTGTAGTACCCGCCGAGTCGATCGAGCAACGCGACGTACCAGGGATAGCCGACGCGATCGAGCCGCGCGGCCCAGCGCAGGAAGATGTTCATGTTCGTCTCGTGCTGCTCGAGCGCGCGCATCGTGAAGATACGCTAGAGCATCCGGCTTACGCCGTCAACGACTTACGCTTGAGTAGAAACTCTGCCATCGAGATGACATTCGGGAACAACGGCTTCCGCAGCGGAGGAGCCCCGATGCCGGTCTTCGCGCGGTCCTTGTCGCTCATGTTCTTGTAGGCCCAGATGGCGACGCCACCGACGACGATCGCGCTCAACACGATCCAGTACGTCACGGCCGGGTCACTCGGGTTGTGCCTTCGCTTGCGCCGATGCCTCATGAAGGGAGGCTAGCATGCTTCAGCCGCTCTTTGAGCGTGTCGATCGCTTGTTGCGTTTGCTTCGCGAGCGAATCGAGCTGAGGAGCGACGGGATCGGCTGGGCGCTCGCGGAGAAGCTCGTTCGCGGCTTCGTACAAACAACCCTTGGCGTCTTCGAGCTCGCGGATGGCCCACTCAATGGTTTGTTTTTTCATTGTTACCCCACTCGTGGAGTGCTTCACGAAGAACGTTGAGCTTGGCCGGCACACCGCTCACGTTGCCGACAAGCGACGAGCCCGTGTGGTTGATGAGCACGATCACGATATCGGAGTGGCCCGACGCGTGCGGATCGACGCTAGTACGAACGATTTCAGCAATTCGCTCGGCAGCGCTCTCGCGATTGGCTTGGCAGTCGCACCGCTCGGCGAGTGAGTGACTCTTCTTTTTCATCTGAACAACTTCCCCTGAAAATTGTGCGGTGGATGCTCGAATTCTTCTTCGTGTGTGACTGCTTCCGGGTTGTCGTACATGAACGCGGCAGCGCTGAGGACCTTCGCGGGCCCGAGTCCCGGATAGCGCTTGAAGAGCGTCTCGAACGTCGTTCCGCGTCGATGCCACGTGTAGATCCGAAATACCGGCACCTTCGTGCCCTTCACGTACCAACGACCGTCGACGAACTCGACGTGCGGGTGCTCGATGACGTTGCTCACCGCATCCTCGCGCGTTGCAGCTTTCGCTTGAGCACCCGGACGCGCTCGTTCAAGCGCTCGTTCTCTTCCTTCAACCGAATCACTTCGTAGCCGGCGGCGGCGAAGCCGGCGGTGTTGATTCCTTGCACGACGCGCTCAATCGGCGCCGCCTTCCAGAACGAGACGACCTTTTCCTTCAGGCTGACCTCGGGCGCGTCGAGCAGCTTGTGCTGATGAATGAACAGGATCGCCTTGTGCGCGAACGAGCGCGCTTCCTCTTTCGTCACGCCGGGATCGACAGCTTGTGCGACAAGTTTGATTGCGGTCTCGCGAGGATCACTCATGTGCCACCGTAGAATTTGAGAAGACGGCCGCAGCGATGACACACGCTCCACGCCCGGATGGGCTCGTTGCGCGAGATCATGCCACGGAAAAACTGCCCGAAGTGGAGATAGCTCTTGTGGCCGATGAGGAAGCAAACGAAACGGCGAAGTCTCATTGGGCCATCACCAATAGTTGGCGCTCGAGCTGATCGATCACGCCGTCACGAATGTCGAGACAGATCACGCACGCGCACGCCCCGAAGCAATGTGGGCACTTCACGGCTGGTCTCGCGGCGTGATTGCGCCGGATGTTCTTCAGATTCCGGATCCGTTGGATCGTTTCCATCAGAGTCATCGAAGCGTCTCCCAAAGTTTGCCCACTCGCGAAGTGACGTGCACCTCTTCGTGCTCGTCGAAGTCGACGAGAACCCCGAAAACGGGATCGAAGTGATTGTCGACGATCTCGCGCGCGGCGTCGATAACCGCCGGCCCTTTCGACATGAACTCGATGAACTCGTCGACGAGCGCGTTCGGCACGTAGAGACATTGCTGCGCGCCGGGATCATCTTCCGTATCGAAGATGATGCGGACCTGCGTCCACGTGTGCGTGCGGCCCTTGCGCTCGCCGAGCTTCTCGATCGCCCTGAACTTCAAGGCTTCACCAGGTGCGGCGCGCCGTAACGACGCACGATGTCGTGGTCGTGATCCAACTTCACCAACATGCGAATCGCGTTCGCCACGCTGAGGCCATGTTTCTCGGCAACGGCCTCGAAGCGCGCGAGTTCCTCCTCGTTGACGCGAATGTTGATCTGTTTCACTCGACTCATCTGTCTCTCACCGCGATGAGCTCGTCGTAGGTGACGGTGTCGATCACGCCCTCTTTCTCTAGCTCCGCGATGCGCTTCGCGCCCTTCACGGGCCCGTACTTTCGCGTGACGCTCGCCATCGAGAGGTTGCGGCGGGTCTTCGGGCGCAAAATGACCAACTCGCCGTCCGGTCGCTGCGCCGGCCCATGCGCGCGCACCCACGGTCGGATGATGGTCTCCTTGTACTGTCTCGCCCACGCCTCGAATCGAACGAGGGTCTCGTGCGCCGCGCCGATGCGCTTGCCGGTCATCGCCGAGCCCTTCATGTCGAACTTCTCGATCGCCGATGTGTAGATTGGGCACACGGCGAACGCCGGACACGCGGCGCCGGCCTTGTAGCACCACGGACCCGGCCGAAGAGCACCCGTCCCGATGCCACGCCACGCGCGCCGGATGGCATTCGCGTGATCCGACAGCTCACCGCGCTCGAACTCCTCGGTGTAGAGATGCGGCGCGCCCTCGCGCGGCGCGTGAAAGATGCCGCCGACGACACGCTTCGCACCCGTGCGCTTGGCGGCGACCATCATGAGCGACCGAAGCTGCGCCGAGTGCTTCGGCAAGTCGCAGTTCTCACCAGTCTTGTTGTCGATCACGATGAGATCGGGCGCGTCCTTCTTCGTGTTGATGTCGTCGATCGCGATGTCCGACGTGCCGGGAAATTCGTCGGGGCTCTTCAGACCCTTGTAGACGTGGCGGTTCCCGTCGAGGAGCACCGGGCGTTTCGACGGCCTCGCCTTCTTGCTCGTGACGTTCCAGATGTACGACTGCTCAACGTGAAGCTTGCTGCGCTTCGTGAAGTCGACCTTCCACACGTTGTCGCCACGCAGCCACTCGCGAAGGTATTCATCCGCGAGCCGCGAGTGACGTTTCAGCTCCCTCGAGTCGAGCTGAAAATCCTTCGTGCTCCAATTCTTGGCGGTCCTTCGAGCCGAGAACGGACGACCCGCGAGTCGCGCCGCGATCAACTCGTGGAACGCCGAGCCGTACGCTGCGGGCTCCTCTTGCGTTTCGACCGGGAGACGCCGGCGGGCCCACCACTGACAGTTCAAGACGAGCTCGCTCTTGCTCATCGACGGATCGACCTCGACGAGTTCGATCTCTCCCGGCTGCTCGTCGTCACCCTTTGATACGGCTCGATACGTATCGAGTCGGGGCTTCTTTTTCTTCTCCTCTTTGACGAGCTTGCCTGTCGCCGGATCGCGCTTCCAAAGCGTGCTCACAAGAAGTTCTCCCATCCGCATCCGGCGAGAGCGATCGTCAAGCGCTGCCCCTCCGCGTCCATGTGCTTGAACCTGTCGGTGTCGTGAGCGAGCTCCGCCTTCGCTTTCGCGATCGCGGTTCGGTTCGACGGATCATCGACCACGCCGGCGAGCACCGTCCGAAGCGTCAAGATGCGCTTCTCCTGGTTTGCGGCCCTTCCCCACGTCGTCGCGACGTAATCGACAGCACGATCTATCTCGTGGCCACGGCCATCGCCGAAGTCTTTTTCGAGAAGCTCGTCGACAGCTTTTCGCAATCGCAGAAGCGACTCTCGTTGTTCCTTGTCCATGTCATCCCCTACTTTCGTCACGTCTTGTCGTGCATTCGCCCACACTCTTTGCAGATCTTGCGGTCGAGAACTTCGCGCGCTTCCTTGACTGCGGCCTCCTCGACGAACGCAGAGAACGTCACGTCCTTCTTGTTCGCCGCAGTCGTCACGATGCGCGCGCTCTCTTTCGAGAATTTGATCGAGTGCGATCGTTTCGGCATTGACGTACCGACCACAGTAATGACAGGGTAATGCCTTCGTCAACTGAAAACGGGGATGAAGAAAAAGAAACGCAGGGAACGATCCCGTCGCGAACGCGCTGACACGGCTGACGCGACAGATCGCGTGACGTTCAACCTCACGGAGATGAGGAACGCCGAACGTCTGCTCGAATTCCGTGGCGATGATCTCCGCTACGTCGGCCCGTGGAAGATGTGGCTCACGTGGGACGGGCGACGCTGGAAACTCGACGAGGATGGGGGCGCGCTCCGCTACGCAAAGGAAAACGCGCAGGTCATGGCAGCCGAAGCCGACGTCGCGGTGAAGAACGCGCAATCGACCGTCGACGAGGAGATCGAAGAGGACGCCGAATCGATCGCGAGCGAAGAGAAGAAGCGCGGTCGACCGCGAAAGCCGAAGGCGTCGACCGAAGCGCTCGGAATGCTCAAGGGCGCGTCCGCCTACAAGAAGTGGTGCGAGCAGAGCCAGAACTTCCGGAACCTCCAGAGCACGCTCTCCGTTGCGGCGTGCGACAAATCGGTCGCGCTCGTTCACGACCAACTCGACACGCACCACTTTCTCTTCAACGTCGAGAACTGGACGATCAACCTGAAGACCGGCAAGAAGCAGCCGCAGTCGCGCGACGATCTCATCACGAAGGTCGCTGCCGTCGAGTTCCACTCGAAAGCGAAGTGCCCGCTCTGGGACAGGTTCGTGCGCGAGGCAATGGGCGGCGACATGGAGCTCGTCGGGTACCTGAAACGCTTCGTGGGCTACTCACTGACGGGCTCGACGGAGGAGCAAGCGCTCGTCTTCTTCTGGGGCTCGGGCAACAACGGCAAGAGCACGTTCCTCACGACGCTCTACAAAATCTTCGGCGACTACGCCCTACGCGCCGCGCGCGGCATGCTCTTTCGCTCGAAGCACGGCGGCGAGCGCCATCCGACGACGCTCGTCAGCCTCCACGGCAAGCGCTTCGTGACGTGCAGTGAGATCGACGAGAACCAGGAGCTCGACGAGGGCCTCACGAAAGATCTCACCGGCAGCGATCCCATCAACGCGCGCCGCATGCGCGAAGACGAGTGGGTGTTCTTGCCGACGCACAAACTCTTTCTCGCCGGCAACCACAAGCCGCGCATCACGGGCACCGACAAAGGGATCTGGCGCCGAAACAATCTCGTCCCGTGGACCGTCGCGGTCGCGAAGGACAAGGTGAACAAGAAGCTCGGCGACGAGCTGCTCGAAGAGGCCAGCGGCATCCTCAACTGGTGCATCGAGGGCTGCATGGAATGGCAAGAGCGCGGACTTGATCCGCCCGAGGCCGTCATCGAAGCGACGAAGGAGTACCGCAAAGAGCAGGACGTCCTCGGTCAGTTCTTCGACGAGCGACTCGTGTTCGAGGAGAACGCACTGGCGGCTCGAGCCGACCTGCGAAAGATCTACGAGGACTGGTGCGAGGAGTTTGGCTACTTGCCCGTCGGCGCGCGGAAGTTCGCGCAGGCGCTCCGCGAGCTGAGCGTCGTTGATGGCTACGTGTGGGATCCGAACAAGGCCCAATCCGTCGACGGCTGGCGCGGCGTGCGCATCGCGACGAAGGCCGATCGCGCCAAGAAGGAGCTCGAGCGGCGCGGAAAACAGATGTCGAAGAAGGAACGGCGCGCGTTCAAGACGATGGTGAAGAAGGCGAATAAAGGAGCAGTGAAGCTTCGGATCGTCCGGAACGACGAAACGAAGTCCCGAGGAGATCGCTAAATTACCGATGTTTTTGGGGTGCCTCGGGACTTCAGAGGGTTTTCTGGGTTAGCACGCACACGAAACCAAAATAAATACCGATGCAGAATGCACACATGAATATTTCTCGTTTCTACAGAGCTGATATGCGGATCAAGTCCCGATGTCCCGAGACCCCTCAAAAACACCGAGAATTTGACGATCTCCTCGGGACTTCGACATGAGCCGAACGCCTCGAAAGGTGCTCGCGCGTTGTAAAAGCCTCGTCGGCGCCCGCGTTCGACTCACGCGCGTCGTGACCACGAAGGGCGGAGAGTCGTACGAGATCGGCTCGCTTTGGCGCGTTTCTTCGACGTGGCGCGGGCGATTCACACTGATCGGCATCACCGCCAACGGCAGCGATCAAATGAAGAACGGCTGCATCGCGCGGTACGTTCGCTGCGTCGGCGAATACTCCTTCGAGCTCGTTTCATGAAGACGCACGTCTTGGCTCCGCACGGCCGGCACTCGGTGTGCGGCCTTCAGTGGATGCGAATGGGCGATCTCTCGAAGGGGCGCTTTGTTGGAGAGAACGCTGCAACCTGCAACCTCTGTCGTCGCGGTCGACAGGGTCAACGCCGAAAAGAGGCGTGTGCTCTTTGCAACGAACCGAGCAGCGCGCATCCGGTCGGCGAGGGCGTGTTCCAGCATGACTTCAAAGCTAAGGAACCCGAATGAAGCGCGACGCTCTCCGCTACGCCCGCGAACTCGAGTGGCCGATCTTTCCGATCTACGCCCCGCTCGAAGACGGATCCTGCTCCTGCGGCAAGCGTCACAAATCCGCCGGCAAGCATCCGCGAACGTGGCGTGGTGTGAAAGCGGCGACGACGAACGTGAAACAGATCAAGAAGTGGTGGCGCTTGTGGCCTGACGCGAACATCGGTCTGTCGACGGACAACGGTCTTGTGCTCGACATCGACGGCCCGAAAGGCGAACGCGATCTGCGGCGACTCGAAAAGAAGTACGGCAAGCTCCCAAAGACCGTCGAGGCTGTCACGCGCAAGGGTCGACATCTGTTCTTCGGCGTTCGCAAACGTGTTCCGTGCGGCACGCACGTGCTCGGCTCTCTACAGATCGACGCGCGCGGCAAGGGCGGCTACGTGCTCCTCGCGCCGTCGCGGCATGCGAGTGGCTTCTGCTACCGCTGGAAGCGTTCGCCGTTCGATTGCGCTCTGGCGGATGCTCCACGATGGCTGGAGAAGCGGCTGCGGTGCAATTTCAACAAGCAGACATCGAAGAAGAAGCTCAAGGATCGAAAGGCACTGCGTCTGGGCGCGTCCGGGGCCAGAGATCAATCACGGTCCGGTGTAGACGCCCGCAACGTGCTCGCGCTGATGCGACAGGGCGCGAGCGACGACGAGGCGCGCGACATGCTGCTCAAGTCGTCGAGCAAAGCGCGTGAGGAGGGCGATCGCTACATCGATCTCACCATCGAATGGGCTCGCAGCTTCCATCAAGAGGGCTTGGCGCGCGTGCGTGTGCTCTCTGCGCGGATCGAACGCCTGGGGGCCACTGCGGCGCAGGGCCGACTTGTGCGGATCGTGCTCATCACGACGACGCGCTTCTGGAAGCGCATCAAGTTGCAGGTCGTCGTACCGTCGAAATCCTACTGCTCGAAGAAGATCAAAGACACGTTTCGCGCGGTCGTCGGCAAGCGCGCAAAGCCCCGTGAATTGCGGCGCTTTGCGCACGGCCGCGACGTTCTATTTTTGTTCCCTACAGAGCTGCGTTTCGACGTTGCGCGCGATCGTTTCGGCAATGTGCGCTTTGTGCGCGCTCTGGCGCAGTGATTGCGCCAATCATTGGCGCAGAGACCGAAAACAGAAGCACTTGCACACAGTCAAGATCTTGTTGTACATTTCATCCTGTCACGGCGACGCCAGTTCTCCTTGGATGGCGAAACCTCGAAACGGCCTGCTCACATCCCCGAGCGGGCCGTTTCCCTTTTTGGTTGCCGACAAGTTCACGCCTGAGTATAACGGTGGGGCTCGATCGATTTCATTCGTCGATCTAGCGGGGATGACAATGAACAAGGAAAAGGCACATGGCGCGCGCCGCCAGTGAGCTGAAGCGATCACGTTTCATCAAGGTCTTGCTGATGGGACCGCCCAAAATCGGCAAGACGACAATGGCCGTCGCCACGGCCCCGAAGCCCGTTCGGTGCTTTCTCTGCGAAAGCGACAGCGCGCTCCATAGCGCGCGCCGGTACGTCGGCGACAATTTCACGTTCGAGCGCACGCGCACGCACAAACGGATGCTTAGCGCTCTGCACGAAGCGCGCACCGACGTGAAAAAGGGGCGGCTCAGGACGATTGTGGTCGATCCGCTGTCGCTTCTCGCGGCGAACATCGAGGAGCACTGCCTGAAAGCTCACAACCAGAACACGTACAAGGCGTACCCGATGTACGGCCGGCTGATCCGCCAAGTGATCGAGCAACTTCTTGATCTGAAGTGCCACGTCATCGTCGTGACGCACTACATCGAGACTGGCGGCGAGATGCCTGAGGGCACCGCGCACACGGGTGAAGGCATCGTTCCCATGCTCGCCGGCAAGGCGCGCGCGACGGTCTCTGCGCTCTTCCCGGACGTCGTGTGGATGGACTACTACAAGGGCAAGCGCATCTTGGTCACCGGACCGCAAGGAGCCTGGGGACCCGGCTGCCGAAGCACGAACGGCACGCGGGTCATCCCCGCGGACATAGAGCTCGATGAGGGCCGCATTGGTGTGCGCGCTCTCATTCGCGAGTTCCGCTCGACGAAAAATTAGCTCGCCTCGTCAACGAGCAGAAAGACACCGCGGCTGCCTGAAGGGCCGTTGTGATTGCAATCACGTCACGCAAGGAGAATCGAACAATGGCACGCGAAAAAGAAAAGAAGCTTCGTTTCAAGTCGACGAACTGGGATGCGCAAACGCTCGAGCCCGAGGCCGCGGAAGGAAAGTACCGCGGGGTCATCGACAAAATCACCATCAGCTCGAACAAGCATCAGTACCCGATGATGCGACTCGACCTGTTGCTCAAGAAGGCCATCACGAAGTCGAAGGCCGCGCAGAAGAGCAAGGGCTCGACCGTGTCCGACTTCATCTCGTTCTTCCCCGACGGTGACCGTCGCGGGAACATGGCGAAGAAGCAGTACCGTGCTCTCGCCGAGCAGCTCGGCATCCCCGAGGACATCTTGCCGGCGCAGCTCGCGAGCGAGCGCGACTTCGACAAGCTCGTCAAGTTCTTGAAGAAGAAGCAGCTCGACATCTGGGTCACGACCTCGGAGCGCGACGGTGAGCCGCGCGCGAACGCCCACTACACCGAGCCGCGCGGCTTCGACGCCGAGGGCGAGGAAGAGGAAGAGGAGGACGAAGAAGAGGAAGAGGAGGAAGACGAAGACGAGGACGACGAGGACGACGAGGACGAAGACGAAGACGAAGACGACGATGACGACGACGATGACGACGACGACGAGGAGGACGAAGACGACGAAGAAGACGAGGACGACGACGAGGACGACGACGACGAAGACGAGGACGAGAAGCCCAAGAAGAAGGGCAAAGGCAAGAAGGGCAAGAAGTAGTCGTCACGGGCTCGAGTGCCGCTTCGGCGGCGCTCGCAGCTCGAACGATGCGCACGTCAACCTGGAGGGCAACGGCCCCTCGAAAGAGGATGTGAATCCTCCGGGTCAATGCGTGCGCATCGTTCGAGGTGCGAGGGATGAAGAAAGAATCGTGTTTGCCGGCCGTGAAGTGGGCAGGAGGAAAGCGTCGGCTTCTGCCGGAGCTACTCAAGTACGTGCCGAAGAAAATCGACATGTACGCCGAGCCGTTCGCCGGCGGCGCCGCGCTCTTCTTTCACATCTGGCCTCGATGCAAGCAGGCGATTCTGATCGATCAGAACAAAGACCTCGTCGTGTTCTATCGCGTGCTCCGCGACAATCCGAAGGAGCTGATGACGCTGGCGAAGTGCTGGCCAATCAACGACGAGAAGGTTTTTTACTTCGTTCGAGCGCTCGACGTGAAACGAATGTCGGACGAGCAGCGCGCCGCGCGCTTCCTCTTCCTCAACAAGACTTGCTACAACGGGCTCTGGCGCGTGAACGGGAAGGGCAAATTCAACGTGCCGTTCGGGCGCTACAAGGATCCGCTCGTCGTCGACGAGGAAGCGCTGATGAAGGCGTCGCGCGCGCTACAGATCGCGCGCATCATCCATTCGGACTTCACGTCGTGCGAGCGCTACGACCCGGATTTCATCTATTGCGATCCGCCGTACGATCCGGTGAGCACGTCGAGCGACTTCACGCGCTACGCAAAGGGCGACTTCACATGGAAGGACCAGAAGCGACTCGCCGAGTGGGCATCGATTCGCATGGCATTGAAGAATCGCGTCATGCTCTCGAACGCCAGCACGCCGCGTGTGCGCAAGCTGTATCGGGATTGGAGCATCGATACAATCAAGGCTGCGCGCTCGATCAACGCGAAGGGCGACGGGCGAGGCAAAGTGAAGGAGCTGATCATCACATGAAGCTGGTCTGTCACTACTGCGCGCAGAAAGGCGTCGAGCGCGGGGCGTACATCACGTTTCACGATTCGCGTGGTTGCCTGCACGTATGCGGCGAGCACGCGAGTTGGCGGCTCACGACGTCAACGACAGGAATCGACGGCGCACACCACTCGCGCGACTGTCCGTTTCATGGTGAGAAAAAGGAATGACCGCTGCGCGTCGCCTCGCGGTGTTCGATCCGCGCGAGATTGGCGCGAAGTGTGACGCGTGCCCGCTGAAGCACAAGATCCCGGTGGCGCCAGCGCCGGCGGGCAAGACGCGCTTCGTGATCGTCGGCGAAGCGCCGGGTCTCACGGAAGAGAAGTACGGTGTGCCCTTCATCGGCAAGTCGGGCGAGATGCTCAACCAGCTTCTCACAACCAACAGCCTCGACCGCAGCGAAGCGCACGTCACGAACACGCTGCTCTGTCGTCCTGACCACGAGGACCAGTTCGAGAAGGCGCGCGCGTGCTGCGCGCCGCGCCTCTTCAAGGAGCTCGGTGATCTCCCTGCCGGCGCGCCCATCATTGCGATGGGCAAAGAGGCCGCGAAGTCGACGCTTGGGATCGGTGGCATCTTGCGGAGCCGCGGCTTCGTGTGGAAAGCGCCCGCGCTCGAGCCGAAGGCAAAGGAGGCGCTGAAGAAGAAAGCCGGCGCGAAGGCGAAGAAGGAGAAGGACAAGAAGGCGCGGCGCTCGGCGAAGACGAGGCTTCTTCGCGATCGCATCGCGGGTCGCACGGTGCTCCCGACGATTCATCCGGCGTTCGTGCTCCGAAGCCAGATCTGGCAGGCGGTGCTCGAAGTCGACATGGAGCGAATCGCTCACTACGTCCGCAACGACAACTTCATCAAGCTCGAAGACCATCGACCATTCGTCGTCGTCTCGACCGCGCGCGAGCTCCGGAAGCTAGCTAGCAAGCTGAAGGACGTCGTCACGTGCGACATCGAGACCGTCGGGCTTCACTTCGACGAGGCCGAGATCAAGTGCGTCGGGATCGGCGACACGAAGCTCACGATCATCGCCTACCCCTGGAAGCGGAAGATGATCCGTGTCCTCTCGGACATCTTCCGCGAGCGGAAGGTCGTCGGGCACAACTTCATCTGCTTCGACGCGCTCGTCCTTCGATACAACGGCGTCGAGATCGACCCGAAGTCGATCGAGGACACGATGGTCGCGACGCACGCCTTCGCGAGCCACTTGCCGAAGTCGCTTCTGCACGTCGGGTCGATCTTTTGCAACCTCACGCCGTGGAAGCACGAGGCCAAGGGCGAAGGTCGCGGTGAGAAGGGACAGCCGACGCAAATCGACAAGCTACCACCGGACAAACTCGTTCGCTACAACGCGAGCGACGTCCAGGTCACGGCGCTCTCGTGGAAGCGCATGCAGGTCGATCTCGCGTCCGAGCGTCACACGTACGAGATGGATCTTCGTGTCGCGACGCTCTGCTCGCGAATGACCGTTGCCGGATTCCGGTTCGATCACGAGCGGGCGCGCGAGCTCGATCGTTCGTTGAAGAAACGCGCGAAGGAGCTGCTCCGCGAAATGCGCGGGCTCGCCAATATGAGCGGGTTCAATCCAGCGAGCGCGTACGACGTTCGGCACGTTCTCTATCGAAGATTCGGCGCGCCCATCCTACAAATCACACCGGGCGGCTTGCCGGCGACGGGCAAGGGCGTGCTCGAACAGCTCAAGACGGACGACTCGAAGATCGGAAAGCTCGCGTCATTGATCTTGAAGTGGCGCGGCGCGACGAAAACGCGCGGTACCTTTCTCTCCGTGTACGTCTCGCGCGACGGGCGCGTGCACGCCGGCTGGCGAATCGGCCCGGTGACGGGGCGTCTCTCGTGCCGCGGCCCGAACCTGATGAACATCCCGCGCTACACGCCGGACAAGGAAACGAAGATCGTTGATCTCTGCGATCGCGTGCGCGAGTGCTACATCCCGAAGCCAGGCTACGTCATCGTCTACTTCGATCTCGCGCAGGCCGAGGCGCGCTTCGCTGCGAATCTCTCGCGCGACAAGAAGTTCATCGCGGCGTGCGCCGGCGACGTGCATGCCGGCAATGCGAAAGTGATTTTTCCTGACGAGGCCGCGAAGGGCTGGCTCGACGGCGACGCCGCGAAGGATCCGAAGAAGGGCAGGCCCTACCGCGACGTCGCGAAGAACTCTGGCTTCGCGATCTACTACCTCGCCGGATGGGAGACCGTGTTCGATCGGCTCCGCGCGGACGGCTTCGACGTTTCGCCATCCGACTGCCGCGCGATCCTCGACGCGATCCACGCGACGTACACCGGCTACTACGACTTCGTCACGAAGAACGTCGAGTTCGTGAAGAAGAATGGCTACCTCCGCACGTTCGGGCAGAAGCGCATCCGTTGGTTCGGGCCCGTGCCGGTACCGAGCGAGGTCGCGAACTTCCCGATTCAGGGCGGTATCGCCGATCACATGAACGAGCGGTTGTTGAAACTCGAGCGGAAATTGCACCGCAGCCGTCTCGATGCCACGATCATCGCTCAGGTGCACGACGCGGGGCTCATCGAGACGCGAATCGATCAGGTCGACGATGTGAACGGCCTCGTGCGCGAGGTGTACGAGCCCGACGTCATGATCGAGGGTTGCGCGCCGTTCAAGATTCCGATTGATTTGAAAGCAGGTGATCGATGGTCGCAGTTCTGAAAAATCGGTGAGGACGACAATGGACGAAAAGTACAAGTGGATCTCGATCGCCAACCTCTCGCTGACCGTCGAGGGAGAGAAGCACGTGCTTCAGATCGTCGTGAGCCCGGACATCTGGACGGTGCTGGCGCTCGAACGTACGCGAGAGGTCTTTGATAAGGCGGAGCTCCCGCCTGATGGCATCGGCGCGCACAAGCACGCGATGCTCGGCAAGTTCGTGGGGCCGCTCGAGGCGCTTCAAGCCGCGGAACGTTTCGCCGATGAGTGGAAGAAGACGGAGACGTTGGATGCCGCGGTGTGCGCATGCTCGGCGTGAACAAAGAGAAGCGCGCCAAAGCGAAGGCACTTCGTGAGTTTCACGCGGCGTTGGCTGCGAGGCCATACGACTACGTGCGGGTGCTGAATGCGCGCACGGCGCTCACGAGGGCACACTGGCCAAAATACGGAGAGCCGTGGACCGACGGCGAGGTTCTCGCGCTCAAGCGCGCGGTGCGCTCCAAAATCGGTCACGCAAAACTGCCGAAGCGTCTCAGCTCGAAGATGCTCAGAGAGTTGAGCAAGCGGTTCGGCCGGACCGACAACGCGATCTCATGCAGATGGCAATGGATCACTTTCGCGGAGCGCACACGATGACGACTCTTTTCTGCCACGAGTGCCTGAAGAAAGACGGTCGTCGATCGATCGCGTTCGTGACGGTTCACGACAAGAACGGGTGCACGCACCTCTGTTGGTCGCACGCGAAGAAGCGAGAGAACGATCCCGCAGCGGTCATCGGGCATTCGGTGGATTGCGCTGAGGCTCGATACAGGGGATGGTGATTCACGCTTGAGTATTGCTCTAGCATGAAGTAGGGTGGGTCTGGTACAGGGGATGACATGAAACGAATGAAGCTCGCGCCGGGCTTCGCCGTGCCTGATCTCACGACGGAGACCCTCGGCATCATCGGAAAGCGTGGCTCGGGAAAGAGCCACACCGGGACGTTGATTGTCGAAGAGCTGCTCGAGCTCGACTCGCAGGTCATCGTGATCGATCCGATTGGAGGAGCGTGGGGGCTCCGCGCCGGCGCGAACGGAAAGAAGGACGGTGGGTATGCGATTCCGATTTTTGGCGGACTGCACGGTGATATGCCTCTCGAAGAGAAGGCGGGCGCTCTCCTCGCGGACTACCTGGTCGAAAACCGGTTGTCCGGGGTGCTCGACCTTTCGGGCTTTTCAAAGAGCGCGATGCGGCGCTTCGTGCGCGACTTCGCGGAGCGCTTCTACTTCCTGAAGAACAAGCGGCGTGATCCGGTTCACGTCGTCATCGACGAGTGCGATCTCTTCGTCCCTCAACGCGTCGACTCGCAGGACATGATGCCGCTCGTCGGCGCGATCAACGACTTCGTTTTGCGCGGCAGGCAGCGCGGCATCGGCGTCACGTTGATCTCGCAGCGACCCGCGCGCATCGCGAAGGACGTGCTCACGCAGGTCGAGATTCTGATCGCGTTCCGGCTCACGGGTCCGCAGGACATCAAGGCGTTCGGCGAATGGATCGAGCACAACGGAACGAAGGACGAGCAGAAGGAAGTGCTCGCGTCGCTCTCGTCGCTCGAGCGCGGCACCGGATGGTTCTGGGCGCCGGGGGTCATGAACGGTTTGCTCCGGCAGATCGAGTTCCGCGAGCGCCGCACGTTCGATTCGTCACGCACACCCGACGGCCGACGCGTGAAGCCGCCGAAGACGCTCAAGGATGTCGACCTCGGCGAGCTCGACGACGCGATGAAGGCGCAGGTCGAGCGCGCGAAGGCGGAGGACCCGAAGGCGTTGAGGAGCGAAGTGATGCGCTTGAAAAAAGAGCTGGAGAAGAAGCAAGCGTTGCCGCCGAAGATCCAAGCGGCGCCGAAACCTCCGCGGTTGCCGAAGCGCGTCGAGGTGCCGATGCTCACGAAGCGCCAAGAGGCGCGGCTCGAAAAGCAGGTGAACGCACTCGTAAGGGCGTTGACGAGTGTGAACGAGGAGGCACTTCACGCGACAGGCATCGCCAACACGGCGCTCGATGAACTCAAGCGCCTTCGCCAACAGATGCATCAGCTCGCGGTCGGCAAGATCGCGGTGCCAAAAACTTCGGTCGGCGCGGTGGCCGGTTCACCCTCTCCCGTTCCCGCTCCGCGCCGATCGGAGGTTGATGACGCGCTTCGTGCGGGGATGCCGCGACTCAAGGCCGCGCTCAAAGCCGGCACGAAGTTGAAGGAGCATACGATCAAGATTGAGGCGACGTTCGATGCTGACTCCGAGGAGGTCAAGCGGCTCGGCAAGGGCGAACGAAAGGTCATGATCGCGGTGGCGCAGTACGAAGCTGAGGGTGTGACGAAGAAGCAGATCACGCAAATGACCAACTACAAGCGGTCGACGCGCGACGCGTATTTGCTACGTCTGCGCAACGCAGGGTTCACTGAAGAGGGCGGCTCGGGTCGAATCCGAGCAACGGGCGAAGGTATCGCGTGGCTCGGTGACGATTACGAGACGCTTCCGACCGGTGATGCTCTCTACAAGCACTGGCTCCCGCGGTTGCCGGAAGGTGAGCGCCGAATTCTTGTGCTCGCGCACGAGACGTACCCCGACGATCTCGAAAAGAGCGATCTCGACGTACAGCTTCGCGAGAGCGGAGACGCCTACGCGCGGTCGTCGCGTGACGCATACATCTTGCGGCTCAAGAACCGTCGTTTGATCGAAGAGCCGAGTCGCGGCTCGATTCGGATGGCGGACGCGCTCGCGGACGAAGGAGAGTTCTAGTCATGGGCAAACTGAATGAACACGTGACGGACTTTCACAAGAAGTTCGGGCAGCCGATCGGTACTCGACCGAAGGTGCCCGAAGAGAAGGTATTGCGCTTTCGAGCAAAGCTGCATCTCGAAGAATTTCGAGAGCTGATCGAAGCGATGTTCGGCGGCACGTACGACAATCGCTGGCGCGAGATTGAAGAAGTAATCGAAAAGTATCCGCTTGCGGTCAACTTCCCCGAGATGATCGATGCGCTAGGCGACATGGACTACATCAGCGAGGGCACTCGCATCGTATGTGGTGTCGATGGCGACCCGATCGCTGACGAGATTCAACGCGCCAACATGTCGAAGGATCCAGCGTACGTCGAGGCGAAGGACTCGTATCACTCAAGCGCAACGATCAAGCCGACAAAACCCGAAGGCTGGACGCCGCCCGACATCGAGGGCGAGTTGAAAAAGCAGGGGTGGATGCCGTGACGTGCTCGCGTTGCAAAGAAGCCTATGCCGATGGCAAACCCGACAGCTTCGGTAGCGAGCCGGAGTGTGCCTTCAAGACGGACGTTTTCGACTCGAACAACTGGCAGTGCCAGACGATGTGCGCGCTGCGCGAGCTCGTTGACGGAGATGCCGATCGTGAGCGCACCTCTATCTGGAACGACGACCAGTGGGCTGCGATCGTTCCGATGCCGTCGCCGAAGAACGACGAAGAGCTTCGCGAGAAGGTCGCGCTTGGCGGTTGGGACTTCATCATTCTCGGTTGGTACAAGCACCGCGGCCGGACGGAGGCCGCGTACATGTTGCGCGAAAGCGAAATGGCGCCGCTGACGTTGGCGGTCGCCGAAAAGGTACTCGGAGAAAAGTGACATGGCCTACGAAGCAAAAATCATCGCGGATTCGATTTCGCCGGACGACATCCGGCTCACGACGATGCAGGTGACATTTCCGCGCATCGTGCTCGCGGAGTTCAACACGCATCGAATGCTCTCGCGGAACAGCGCCAGTTCGCGCGCGATTCCCGTCGAGAAGATGATCGAGCGCGTTCGCAAAGACCCGTTCGTTCCGATCTACTGGGGGAAGAACCAGAAGGGCATGCAGGCCGACGTCGAACTCACCGCCAGCGAGATCGCCAACGCCGAGCACATCTGGCTCGACAAGCGAAACCACGCGGTCAACGCCGCGCTCGGGATGATCGAGATCGGCGTCCACAAACAGATCGCGAACCGCCTACTCGAGCCGTGGCTCTGGCACACGGTCGTAGTCACGGCCACGGAGTGGGAGAACTTCTTCAATCTCCGCTGCCACAAGGACGCGCAGCCCGAGATTCGACGCGTCGCGGAGATGATGCGCGGAATCTATCAGGCGGGCTCGCCGCAGCGCCTCGATTACGGTCAGTGGCATCTCCCGTATGTCGGGCAGCACGACGCGATGGACGCGATCTCTTCGGCCGTGGGAACGATGGGGCGCCCCGAGCTCGTAGCAAAAGAAGGGCTGAAGTGGGCACGGATCTCATCCGCGCGTTGCGCGCGCGTGAGCTATCTCACGCAAGAAGGAAGGCGCGACATCGAGGAGGACATCAAGCTCGCCGATCGCCTTCACACTTCGGGCCACATGAGCCCGTTCGAGCACGCGGCGAAACCGCGCGCGGACGATTGGAAAGAGCATCGCATGGGCTTTCTCGGCAACTTCCGCGGCTGGACGCAATACCGGAAGCTGCTCCCGAGCGAAGCCGTGTTCGGTGGAGAGATTTGAAGTGGCGTACCGCGAATCAGCGAGAGGGATCATGTCAGACAAAATCGAAATGCCGTCGGGGTTTATCCGCACGTGGAAAGCGTTCGTGCTTTGTTTGCTCAACGGCATTCTCGGCAGTGTCGTCACGGGCTACATCGGTCATTCGTACGCGCGTGTCGAGACGAAAGAGGTGCGCATCGAAGTGCCTCCGAAAGCATGTCGTGATGGCGTCATCTTCATGAGCGAAGTGACCGCCGCCGCTTGTGACTACCCCGAGCAGGTGGGCGCGCTCATCGAGCGGAACAACCACACGTGGTACGAGTGCACGTGCCCGCGCGCGAACGCCTCGGTGCCAAAATGAAAAAGCCCAAGATCGTCGCCGTCATCGGCTCGAGTCGCTTCAAGCAATTCCACCTCGGGCACGCGCAGCGCCTCACGCTCCAGGGGAAGATCGTGCTCGTCACGGGCTTCTGGCATCACGTCGACAACTTCCCGATCTCCTTCTCGCAGAAGGAAGACCTCGACGACCTCACGCGCGCGAAAGTGTCGCTCGCTGACGAGGTTTTTGTCGTCAACATGAACGGCTACATCGGCGAGTCGACGAAGCGCGCGATCGCCGAGGCCGAAACGCTTGGCAAGGCCATCACCTACGCGGAGCCGATCGAATGAGCGAGATCATTTGTGTGACTTGTCGACGCCCGATCACTTCGGGCGATGCGCTGCGCCACGGCTACGGTGGCGTTTCGCACGAGCGCGATCGGTGCATATCGATTCTTCTCGCAGAGAGCGATGGTGCGGGCGCGTGGCAGCGAAAAGCCAGAGACCTGTTGAAGCTGTTCGAGCACGCCGTCTCGACGTTCATCGACAATCCGCCTCCCGTGATTCGCGTAGGCGAGCCGGCAGCGCGTTTCGGTGATTGGATCAATGACGCGCGAGTGGTGTGTGCCGATACGCGTGAGTTTCTTCGGCTCGGCGTCGTGACGAGCGACTGCAAGTGCACTGAGATCATGCAAGCCGACGAGACGCGGCACTTTCGCGGCTGTCCGATGCGCGAGAAGTACCCGACGCACGAGGCCGAGCGCGCCGAGCTCAAGGCGCAGCCGGATGATGCGCTGCTCGCAGAGGCGGTCGTATTTCTCACCGGTATCGACTCCGGCTTCACCGTGGAATCCGCTGAAACCAAGATTCTTGCCGACAAATTCAAACGCATCCGCGATCAAGCGAAAGAGAACGAGCGCGTCCTCTTGGACATGAGCAACGCTTGGTCGTCGCGCGAGGCGGCACCGCCCGGCGCCGTCGAGCTGAAGCACGAGCCGCCGACCGTGTACGAGCACGAACTGAATCTTCATCGAAGAGCCATGGCGTCGATGGACGATCCGGTCTCTCGGGCCGTTTTCTTTCTGCTCGCAGTGGCACACCAACCGGTACCTGCCGACTACGTTCCGGCTGGCGCAATTCAAGACCGCTTCGAGGAGATCGAAGGGCGAGCCGCTGATCTCCACAAGCACATTCTGCGTGTGGAGTCCGACATCGCGCACGGGGCGGGACCGGTATCCGAGATGCTCGGTATTTTCATCAACGCACGTGGCCCACTTGAGCAGCACCAAGCACTCCAGTCTCTTCAGCGCCGGTTGTTGGTGGCACCCATCGCGCCGCGATTCGTTCCGGTTGAGTGGCCTGATCGCCCGAAGGTCGTTGTGCTCTGCGGCTCGACGCGATTCAGCAAAGCATTCGCCGATGCGAACCTCGCGGAGACGCTCAAGGGCAACATCATTCTCACGGTCGGTAACTTGATGCATTCCTCGGATGCAGACACCGAGGCGTGCGTGCGTTGTCGTGCGACAGATCGGGCGGCGCCGTGCGTGAAGGGCTACTCGGCGCATCAGTTCGAGCGGCTCACGAGTGCGTGGCACAAGGACACGAAGAAAGCGCTCGACGCGCTGCACTTCAAGAAGATCGAAATGGCCGACGAGGTCTTCGTGCTCAACGTTGAAGCCTGCGCGTTGTGCAAGAAGGTGCGCGGTGTGTCGAACTTGTGTGTTCACGAGCACCAACAGCACGGCTTTTTGCCGTACGTCGGTGAGTCGACGCGCAACGAGATTCGTCACGCTTTGACGTTGAAGAAGCGCATCCGTTTTCTCAACAGGCAGGGCGATATTTGGAGTCTCTTGCCGGGAGACGTTCCATCCGTCGATGAGATCATGAAGCAGATGGGGCTCGCGTGAGCCACGCCTGCCACGCGATCGGATGCAAGGTCGAAGTCCCGCCGCGGATGCTGATGTGTCTTCGGCACTGGCGAATGGTTCCGCCGAGCATCCAGCGTCGTGTGTGGGACGCGTACGTGCCCGGACAAGAAATCCGCAAAGACCCAACGAAGAAGTACCTGCGAGTGCAGAAGATGGCTGTCGACGCGGTGGCCAAAAAGGAAGGACGACGATGAGCAAGCGGCGCGTGACGGATCCACTCACGAAGAAGCTCATGAGTGACATCAAGACAAAGGGTGTGCTCGGTGCGATCGTGCACTCCGCGCCAAAGCTGACGCGCGTGCCCGTCGACTACCGCTACGACGCGCTCAACCCCGAGTTCGAGAAGATGCTCGCGCAGATCGCGTCGTACGCCGACGGGAAGTACGGCGACTGCCATCTCTACGCGAAGCTCCCCGATCGTCTGCGCGGTGAAAAGTCACCGGTGAATCATATGCGCGAGCACCTTCGGCAGTACATGGCCGGGGAGCTCTACGATCACTTCAACGGCGATCGCGCCTGGCACCTCGCCGCTATCGCGTACAATGCGATGATGGAGCTGTTCTTCTTGAGGAAGTTCGGCTTCGAGCTCCACACGTTGACCCAACCCGCTAACGACCTCGACAGACGAAAGAAGAAGCGATGGCCAAGTACGAAGCGACGATCAAGCTCCCCGTCTCATGCGCGAGCGACAGCGTCGCCGCCAAAGCGGTCGAGACGTTGAAAAAGTTCCTCGACAGCACGATCGTGAAGGCGACGCTCATCGGGTACGGCATCTCCGTGCTCGCGCCGCCAGAGATCACGATCGCCCGAAAGAAGACTTGAAGAAGGGGTGCATCGCGTGCGAGGCCGATGCGCAAGAGAAGTCACCGAGCAAAGCGACGCTCGTCCTCTTGTTCGTGCTCATCGGGTTCGAGATGCCTCTCGAACGAATCGCGGCTGGCTTGTGCAAAAAGCACGGCAAGAAGCTCAAGTCGATGCTCGCGCGAATCGGCGCAAAACCGGTGGTAGACTCGGCCCATGACGCGGCGACGCGCCCACGACTACATTGATTCAGAGGGAAAGTGGCGCGAGGAGTACGCGATCGCGCCGCGTTTCACCCCGGAATGGCTTCGCTGGGACGGCTCGAGCGCCGAGTGGCCGCTCGGCGGCATGAGCCGTCAGCCGGTCGTTGAAGAAGGCAAGGAGCCCGACGTCGTAGAGATCGCGTTCCCTCCGCTCGATACAGATCAATTCAGCGGGCTCACGGGAAGTCACGACACAACCAAGCTTGAGGAGCAGTGGCGTCTCAAGCTGCTCGTGCCGACTACCGTGCTCAAGGGCTACAAGAAACGTGGCACGTACGAGAGCGAGCAGTGGACAACGCTTCTTCGCGCCATCGGGATCACGTACGAAGGATCGCCGGTCGGTTGGTACGATCTCGACGACGGCTGGGTGCGCAACGCGACGCTCTGGGACCTCGCACATTTGAAGCAGGGCGTGCCGCAAGAGCTGGGTCGCGCCGGATGGGAACAGTACGTCGAACAAGAGGACTACGACGAGTACCAGCACCTCGCGCCGTTCATCGGCAAGCCGCTTTGGCTGCTCAGCGAGAAGCAGTGGGACGAAGCTGAGTTCCCGCCACCGATCAAAGGCGGCCCGCCGTTCGTCAAGGGCATCACCGAAGTGGCCGAGGCTGGTAGGATGCGAACCATGGCGCGCGAGCACAAATCCAACGACTACCCCGATCTCGAAGCAGCTCTTCTCGGGGCGCAGTCGAAGTTCGACGCGACGCACGCAATTGTCGTTCGCGGCAACAACGTCGCCATCTTCTCTCCGTCGTCGCGCGGCTACACGAAGCGTGTGGGCTTTCGAGAGAAGGGGTTCTTTCACTGGCCCGAGAGGGGCGAGCTCGTCGCCGATCTCCCGTCGGGCGCCGAGATGATCCACAAGATGATCGACGCGGGCTGGGACCCGGAGGTCGCTCCCGCGGTCTCGCATCGACGCGCAGCGGAGAATCCGATCGACACCGGCGACGGCGTTCCGTGGGTGAAGATCGCGCGCGATCCCGAGCAGTACAAGGCGGCAATGAAAGAAGCCGACGAGATTGGGCCGATCGACGATCCGAAGAAAATCTACGAGCTTCTCGGGCCCGCGCTCTTGAAGGAAGACCAGGAGGTCTTCGTCGTCGTGCTGCTCGACGTTCGCCAACAGTGCCGCGGCGTGGCCGAGGTGCATCGAGGATCGCGATCGCGCGTCGCGACGAGCATGGTCGACATTCTTCGCGTCGTGCTCAAGTCCGGCGCCGAGGGCTTCGTCGTCGTCCACAACCACCCGACCGGGAAAGCGTCGCCGTCACCGGCGGACAAAGACCTCACGAAGGCGATCGACAAAGCCGCGAAGCTTTTCGACGGCGATCTCTCGTTCGTCGATCACGTCATTTGTGGCAACGGCCAATACTATTCGTTCGCTGACAAGAAGCTGTACAAGCTCAAGAAGTCCGGGCGCAAAGCGGCCTAGGGGCTAGACAGATTCATGCTTGAGTATTAGAGTCGTCTCCACAAAGGGGATGACCATGACGCAACAAGGACCCGAGCCGCAAGAAGCACCGAACCCGAACGACATCATGAAGGACATCCTCGACCGCGCAGGGCTCGAGGATGTAAACGATGTTCCGATTGGGCTGGAGTTCAACCAAGCCAGCATGGGTGTGTGGCGCGCGGAGAGCTCGCCGCCAGTTCCAGGTTTCGAGTTCCTGCGAATCTTCGGGCTGTTTCAAACCGGAGACGAGGTGCGTGTCTACGCCGTTCCCGTCGCGGAGCCGGCGAAGAACAAGGCGGGCGAGTACATCCGCGCGCCGATCCCGTACCGCTTCTCGCTCAGCAAGACCGGCAAGCCGTACTTCATCGAGGGCATCGAGAACATCGATGTGTTCAAAGACGAAATCGCTGCGGACTTGCGTCGGCTCGCGGACGAGACGATGGAAACGCTCTACGGCGAAGACGCCTCGGACCTGCTCGACAAATTGCGCGAGCTCGTGGCCAACGGACGCACCCAAGAGGCACTCGATCGCCTGATGAAAGAGGACGACGAGGACGACGAGGACGACGACGCGCCGGACAGCAGCAAACCCGCACCGTCGTGATAGACTCGGCACATGTCGGACTTCGTCACCATCGCGTACGTCACCACCGCACGAGGTATCTCAGCGGCGAGAATGCGAACCCTCATGCAGGCCGTCGTGCCACCGAAGTCGGTCTACCAAGACTTCTTCGGTCTGCGCGTCGTCACGGACACGACCACGAACGTCAACCCGATCACGCGCTCTATCCAGTACGCGTTCGGGCCGAGCGTCAGCGCGGACGCGACCGCTTCGCTCCAAAATGACGGATCGGTGATCAGCATCAATCCGGGCGTTCGCGGCAACGACTACGTGAAGCCGCCGCTCGTGGCGATGAGCCCGCAAGTGATGAACCCGGCGCAGCTTCGCGCGTTCCTGCGCGTGAGCGGCTTCGTGCTCGATGCCGGCGGTGCGGGGTACGCGACTGCACCGACGGTGACCCTCATCGGCGGCTTGCCCCCGGCCGACAAAAACTTCGTCGGATGCGTTCGCCGGATCTACGTCAAAGAACCGGGACTCGGCTACGACCCCGCCAACACGGTGGTCAGCATTCAAGGCGGTGGACCCGCCGGTCCGGGCGCACCGACGACGAGACAAGCGACGGCGACGCCGGTGTTCGACGCGTTCGGTCGCATCACCGC